ATGTCTGGACTGATCAATCCACATGCGGCCCCGGAAGAAGCAGCCTATGCGCTGCTGATTGAGCTCGTTCGCGCCCAGCGCGTGCCGCAATATGAAGGCGAAATTTCCGGCCTGCTGGCGATGTACGACGAAGCCGTTAAACACTTTAAAGAGAAAGAGACCGAGCGTTAGGCGTGGACATCGTGGTGCGAGAAAAGTGTGACGCCTGCGGAAGCCGCGCAGGCGTTGGCTGGATAGCGGCTTGGGTCATCAGCTGCCGCGGTAGGTAGAGTATCCGTACTGACTGAGCAGCAGCGGGATATGCAGTTTTTGATTTTGCTTTGTGACATTGAAAATAACCGGAATCACCGGGAAGAACGTATTCATATTTTGGCTTTTAAAATAGTCACCGGTTTTAAACGTCACTTTATACACCCCCAGCTCCATATTCTCCGCCTGCGGATAGAGCGACTTAATCCGCCCATCGGCATCCGTTTTACCGGTGGCGATATGCTGCCAGCTCTCCCCCTGCTGTTTATCCAGCTCAATCTGCACCCCCGGTGAAGGGAGCCCGGTTTGCTGATTAAGAATGTGTACGCTGAGCGTCCCCTCTGGCGCCGCCAGCGCGCTGAAGCTGAGTAGAGAAATTACGGAGGCGATAACTAATTTCATAATCGTAACCTTATTGGGCAAGTGAAAGTGCCCTAACTATAGTCAGCGCGGCGGGGAAAAAAATTAAACTTTTTGTTATCAGATTGCGGTTATTTGGCGGGGAATGGTACAACTGGGTGTACTCTGAAACAGGCCGCAAGCGGCCTCCTGCACAGAGAAGTCGGCTAACAGATATGGTTTGCGAAGCCACTTTTCATCTTGAAAAGTAGATTTTTTCCGGATAGCGGGTAACGAACGTCCGGGACCTACCGCTGATATTTATACCGTTAGACGCTCGTTGTCAGAAGAGGGATTGATTGTATATAGACTTTGGATAAATGTTTGGCCAGGATGGGAGCATAGCTTGTCACTGATGCACTCAATTTTACAAGGAATAACCTGATGCCATTACCCGAACGTTTGCAACCAGCCAAAGTAAACCGCCAGAAACTGAAACAGCTAGCGGACATGGCCGAAGAGATACTGGCGCAAATTGATAACGGGGCTAAGGAAGAGGATGCCGGGTTGAAAATGTTGATAAATGACTGGAATAGCCAGGTTATTAACCCGTATGCATTCTCTGATTTCCGGGATTTCTCTTCATGGACCAGTGCAAAAGACTTCACCCGGATGGCGTTTAATCAGGAAAAATACGTGGCGGATTTATCCTGGGATGAGCTGATTCAGATCATCCAGTTTGTGTGTCAGGCCGAAGGTAAGGAATCTGAACAAAGCTACGCGCTGGGACTGCTTGAGAAAAACTTTGATGCCAATCCATCCGACCTTATCTACTGGCCAGATGAATGGTTTCAGGATAAAGACATGCTTCATGTCGATTTGACGCCTGAAGAAATCGCCGGATACCTGATGGCAAAATCTGGCCGGCGGCTAAGCGATGCGCCGCACATCGAGCTGAAGTATCCTATCCCTTCAAATATTTAAGGTGTATTACCCTGCCCGCAAAATGTGAGTACGGGCCCCGCTCCAGTGAGGAGTCTACCAGGTATATAGCCTGCGGATATTCAACGTAATGCGCGACTATTATGAATAGTTCAGTGTAACGAACCATGCATAATTTGCGTTATGTCCGACGCCCTTCAGAAGCCAGCGATAGTGTAAGTATCACTGCAAAAAGCAGGGCGAGGCTAAACGTTGTCTTGCAATAGGTAGACCAGGCGATCAACTACTGATGAATCCGTTTAACGCTCCGCCAGGCGCCAACTCAATGAATGCCAAGTCATCGACAGCATGCACATCTTTGCTGATGAGTTACCACTTAATAAACCCCTGAGTGCTATCCAGGATTGATAGCGGAAACTAGAGGATAAAAGTACATAGCTGCAAAGGTGTTCGAGTTAGTCGGTTACGTCGTGCCCATGAACCTATTTTCGGGTAATCTGGATGTTGCTATTACCGCGGATGCGGAAAGTATTTCTCCATTTTCACGAACTCTGGTTCAACCCATTTAGGCCCCTTCACTACTTGACCATTCTTACCAGTCATCAAAATTCCGGCCTGATATAATCGGTCAAACGACTCGATTAATTCCGCATTTGTAATGTGCTCTGTTCGCCCCCTGATGATTAATGGGTCTAATCTGTACAAAGGAATCTTGTACGCAAGCGCGGTTAGCAGGTCATCAATAGACTCATCACGAAGCATTGCCTTAAATCTTTCAAGTTCAATATCTGACATGTGAAATCAGGCTCCTGTTCCTTTAATATAACGAACGAGTATTCATATATTACCCAAGCCTTAATATTTTTGAGGAGGGCTCCTGACAGCAACTGTATCCTACCACAGCCGCCATGCTTAGCGCTCGCTGATTATCGGTCTGAAAACATGATGCGGGTAATGAAGTGCCCCTGCTGTTACGTGTCGTTGGCTGACAATAATGCATTCCAGCTCACGCGCATCAAACGGTGCTAAAGGCCACCGCCATCAGACAGTTTATAGGGTTTGTCCTTAGTTTTGATATATCGACCTGGCGGGCTGCGAGCTTCACCTGGGGTATCTCCTTTCATTGAACAGGAATCTCCCTCCACATGAATGTGGATTTCAATGAATCATAGAAGACATTGAGGTAATGGAATATTTGAAAATGCCGCGTATATACTGGGCTGAGTAGACTTCAGGGGACGCTAAGAGAAGTGAGTATGGCACGCCCTACAGGATTCGAACCTGTGACCTACGGCTTAGAAGAAAGTAGAGCGTTAAATAACACACTGTAATCACACATGTTTTCCGCGTTCGCATCCGGTTTTGTGTCTTTTCGTGTCGTTTGAATACATCCCTGTCTTTATCGTGCATTCCTGTCACGCCACATCTACGACACAGCAGCCACGAGCTGACAGCAACTAAACAACCGCATTGTCCTGGCGCACATCGCAGATAGTAAACGTCACTACACCGATGACAGTAACATCGTCCAGGGCTTCGCCCTCGATCGCTTCACCATCTTCGGTAATCAGCGCCTTTCCTCTCAGCGTGGCAAGTTCCGTCCCGCCGCCGTGCTGTATAAGTAGTTGGCTACCCTGCTTTGGCTTCAGGGAGATATCCAGTACAACGTAACCACCAGATCGCTCGAAAACTAGCGTGTTTGGGCCGACATTGCAGATCGAGTTAACAGACAACCTTTGCTCGACGTAGTCCGTCGCGGGTGAAGGGAATCCCATTAGATAACCCTCCCCATGTTGGCCATCATCCACAGCCTGTTTTCGCTATGGTCCGGCGTTTTGTCGACGAAATACGTTTGTTCCCGCGCGATCCAGGAATTCGCCTCCACCTCGGTAAAATGAATGCCGCGCCGGCGAAGCGCAGTAACGAAGTCGCGGGTGTGAAGGTACTGGAACCCCTTGGAACTGCGCAAAATGGACTCGCGGAAAGCCGCGGCGATGTCTGACTGTCGAAGCATGATCTGCCCTCCAATAAATACTGTTTTTATATACAGTAGTTTTAATGAAGAAGCAGATCAATAGTTGGCTGACAGATAAAATCATTTCAGGCAGACAACAAATTAATACACAATGGTTTTTAGCTTGTCATCCACCCTCTGGCGATCTGTCGGGCCAGGTCGGCAGATGCAAACGCAGGGATATCAGAAACGGAGATAGTTTCCAGGTCGATCAACCAGCCACCGAAAAACTCGTGCTTATAGACGAGACTACCGGAGTAAAAACCAGTAACGCCGAATTTCAGGCTCCGGCTGGTCATAGTCGTTGTCAAAACAGGGACATTCGCAATCGCGGTCATCGCAGAAGCCTTTGTCCCGTCGGTTGCTTCGACATAGAGGTGCATCCCTGCGGCGTCCCGGTAGACGACGACCAGGCACACTTTGCCGAGGAAATTAGTCGCCGGGACAGCTGCTGTGCGTAGCGCGCCGCCGTCAGTCCCGCGAATGGCATTGATCGCCTTTGTGCCGTTAATGTTAGTGAACGCTATTCCGCCAAACTCGTTTGCCGGTGTCAGGGATTCCGCCGTCCCGCAGATACCTGAGTAGTTGGTACTGACCGCGACAAAATCATCAGCTGACGGAATACGCACGTACATTCCAAGCGCAAAATACTGGAGTTTCGACGGGTGGGTGGTGGCATCAAATCGGGCCATAAAGTTACTGGCGCTCTGCAGGTAACGCGGTGCGCTTTTACTGTTCATCGCCAGTGATTTACGTGTTCCGTTCCACACGAATGCTGACACGTCGCCACCAAGGGATGCCTGCGCGCTAACCTTATCAGCCAGATTCACGATTGCGCCTTCTGCATTGCTCGTCGGAGCAGCCTGCAGAGGAAACGATCGTTTGTCATCTAGGCGGAACAGGTATACCCCATCAGTAGTCCCCTCTTTCGTCCCGTATCCTTTCAAGAGGTTATCTGGCACCGCATACTGCAGCGCTGGGTTATTGCTTGGGACTGGTGCCTGAAAAATAGTTGTCATAAAAGTACCTTAAAAAGTAGAAAGGATTGCGCGGAGTACAGTTTCAGTAATAACGCATTGCCCGGCGGGATATGTTGGATGGTTTACATCTGATGACAGGATGTAGCGCTTCCCATTGTCCGTATACTCTGCGATGTTTTGTCCGAAAACCTGTTGCAGATCGATATGCCCTGCCTGAATAGAGCCAGCGATACCTCTCAGCTTGTATGCGAAGTCGCGTAACGAGTAGGTTGGTGTGCCCAGTGTTTGTGGTGGCGAGATAACCAGAACGTCGCTGAAGGCAGAGGCTGACCTCACGCGTGATGCCATTTCCGTTGTATAGGTCGCCTCGTAGTCGGCATCGTAGCTGTACGCGCCGTTGACGGACTCCAGCAGGATGTTCAGGTTTGCCGCCAGCGGCGTGATGCCCTGCACCCACCCGGCACGGTTCAGGGTTGTCCATTGCCGCCAGGTAGAGCCGCCAGTACCTAATTTATTGACACGAACACCCGGGGTACTTTTTTTCAGCTCGATGCCACAGAACGCCAGTGTTCCTGAAACGAGCGTCAGCGTAGCCGTCCAGTTGCCTGTCACAGGCGGTACGGGCAACTCAGTTCTGACTACACCCGTACCAGAAAGGGTAACCTGTGTCTCAGCAGTCTGGTCGCCCGTGACATTGTCCTTGTACTTGATTTTGATTACAGGGCTGACGCTGGAGCTGCCATTGTGGTAGATAGCCGCTGAGGTATCACCAGTCAGAGACTGGAATGCCATAGAGGCACCTGCGGTAGAGGTGATTCCCTGTGAGCCAGCCGGGCCGAAGTTTGTAGCTGTGGGTGTCGTAACAGTCTCCTCAGTCCACGTTCCCGATTGAATCGCGAGAAATGCACGTCCTGGATGGGCAAAGTTACGGTTGTAACCAGCAAATCCGGCGCCTGCATCACCGAATCGGTCTTGCAAGACCTGTGTTAAACGACGCGGAAGGTTCCACTCGTTAGCTACCCACGAGTTCCCAATGATGTTGATGACAAATTGCCCCTCCTTAGCTTCTGCCATCATCAATGCGCGACGTGTCTCCGACATGAAATTGAGGCCGTAAAACTCCGACTTTAAAATGCCGTCATCACGAACAAACACATCCAGCCTGGTATTGATTGCCTCTATTTCCTCGTTGACGTCGCTCTGCGACTCGACGAATGGGACCTCCAGCAGCACAAGCCCGTCATCATCGAGGATATACATAGCTACATCCGGGTTCTGATACGCCTGACTTATCTGCATATCACCCAGCACTGCCAGATCGGCAATCATCCGTCCCGTCTCATCAAATGACGCATACTCCAGGTCCCCGATATATTTTCCCGACAGGTCCCATGCCGCGAAAACTTTATTATCCACGTCTTTAAAGCCAATCAGCAGGTCTGGGTTGCTGCCGTCGAAGTACACACCCAAAGCCGAAATGATGCTGTCCATGGATGGCATTTTTCGTCCGGTAGGCTGCAGCGTGCCGCCAACGTTCATGACCTCGATCGCGAGGGCGCTATCATCAGGGCTGCGGTAATACGTGGTAGAACCAACCGGGATATTCGCTATGTCTGCCTGTGCATCAGCCAGCGTCATATACTGCCGGCTGAGAGGGATCAGGTTCTGCCGGGTTTCCTCAACGACCTTATCCCCTTCCGCCTTAATTCCATCTACGGTGTAATGCTCTCCGCCAAGGCGATCGGTGTATTTCAGCTCTGTACTGGTGACAACCTTATCCAGCATGGCGCCGGCATAAACTGCGTCCCGAATATCAGTACTTGGTACCGGGTTGTCGGTTGGAGTTGGTAACGGTACTTCTGCCATTGTGCATGTCGCCCTATAAAAGGCGCACGAAGCCCTCAGATATGAACCTGATGGTGTGCGCGAAGGTTGGTAATTACTGCTGTGTGTTACGGATAAATCGAGTCTGAATACTCAGTGAGTGAGAGGGTTTGAGTATCGTCACCGTTGGGTTTGGCGCTATCGACGCGCCAGATTGTGGAGTTCAGTTCCGAGTCGGTAGCGATGAAATACCGGCTGGGGTTTTGCACATTTTCGCGGTCATAAATGTTCAGATCGAAGGTATCGGCTGCAGCCTGAAATGCTTTGGGCTTGCCGCTTACCGGATAGGCTCGCCAGCGCCCGCGGTAATTGCCGAGGCTGTCGGTCATAACCACCCACATATCGCCGAGGGAAAAGTCGATACGCTCTGACGTCGAGAACACATCCCCGGAGCGCCCGGTGATGTATCCAGTCTGCTGCGCGTTGTCGTACATATCCGGACACTGAACCACCGTACCGCGCACGACCTGCGTTTCTTCCAGCACTTTCACCGTCATGGTCAGGCGTGAGTAGAGGATTTTCCTCGCCTCAAGCCAGGCCCTGTCGGTTGCCTGGGTGGCGTTTCGGCAGCCGTCCAGGCTGATCTGCATCGCGTTAACCGTGGCATCCTCAACCTCAGTGATGCCGCTGCTGTCGATCTGCAGGTAGATGTACGCCTTCTTGTTCGTCAGCGGGTCGACATAGTCCAGCGCCACGCCGTCATAACCACCGGGTAGAGACATTTGCCATGCCATTTTGTACTCATCCCAGAACATATTGGATCGAGCAAAAACCGCATCCGGATTTGTCACCCGCTCATCGCGCCAGAACGTCAGCACATCGCCGATGTTATTGCCGTCAACGCGGGCCACATTGGCGATCGTAGCTATGCGCTCACCCAACGGCTGTTTCTCATCCGAGAAGGTGTAATCGAAATACCCAAGCGCCTCATCCGGCAAAGAGTCTGCAATGGCATAAAGAGCAGCGACGTCAATACTGGCCACGTCCTGTTTACCCACAACCACCCATTCGTGAAGGATGGCATCAGCAAACGAGCGGCTTGGGCGCAGTGTGTAATCGACCGCGCCGGTAGTCCGGTCGTAACTGATGGTATGTCGCTGCGCCAGCATGTTGTACTTCTGCTCGCGGTTGCTGTTGCTGTCGTTCGAGCCTTTGATCGTGATGCGGGCAATTGTGTCCTCCGAATACACGACGTTTTCGCGCACGTTCACCGCATGGATCGCCATCAGTGTCACTATGTTGGCGTCATTGCTGTTGTCGAGGCGCTCGATGGTGACCGCATAGCGCCCCGCCCCAGCTGCCGGGGTGAATTTATGCGTTGTGCGGAAATACCGGGTTGTCACCTGGAAGTCGTTATCGAAGAAATAATCGTGCTGCTCTGACGTACCAGGCACCTGATTGTTGTCGTCATCGACCTGCCAGAACTTAATCCGGTATTGCGTTGTGCCGGCCGTCGCGCCGAGCTGGACCAGCACATGCACCCAGACCTGAGTGGACACGATCGGCGACACTGACGGCCCGATAACCAGCGGGGTCTGATCATTCAGCGTGAACAGTGTCGGGTTGATAACCGCATTGCCCGGCAGAGACGTAATTTCTCCCGAGAGTTCGCCGATATAGAACGTCGTGTACGACAGCGTGTCGTCGCCAATAAAGCTCTCCGAGGAGATGATATTCCCGGCGCCGGTGACATTCCGTGTGACGCTTGTCCCGCCTTCGTTCCAGGTGGCGTTGATGACAAATGACACGGGGTGTGGCACCGCCAGCGCTGCGAAGTAGGCAAAGTTGTCATCGTTCGACAGCACAATGGCTTTGAGCTGATTACTCTCGATCGCCACCGATGTCGGCGCCGTCGTGGTAGCTGTCTGGGCCGGGAAGTCCTGGCTTTCATTCAGGCCGGGGACAGTTTCGTTATCGACGTCATCGAACTGATAGCCCACCTCAATCGTGCCGATCACGTCACCCGGGTTATAAATCGCAGAGCTGGCGCCCGCCAGGCTGCCGAGATTCGATTCCGAGTATCGGATCGACGATATGGTGTACCGGCCGTAACCGACTTCAAACCACTCCGTGAGTTGCTTGTTATTGTCGACGAACTCGAACAGCGCTTCCTGAATCAAATCGGGAAACACGCGGCACTGGCCATAAATGTTTGGGCGCCCCTTGTAGAGCCGCGCGCGGTTCGTCTGGCCTGTCAGGTCGTTATTGGGGGATTCGCCTGTCGCCACCGATACTGACGCGCTGGGCTTATTTGACAGGCCGAACACCTTCAGCGCGCCGGAGAGGATTTTCGTGACCGGACGCAATATCGTGGTGATGAGTTTGCCTACCCCGCCCTCTGGCTGGTCGAAAACAGCCACGACGTCACCAGATCGCAGTGGCCGGCTGATATCGTAATCGTCAGGCAGCGCTCGTCCATTCAGTTTCACGATAACATCGCGGTGCAGCTGCAGAGAATCCAGCAGGCTCATCAGTGTGGTGCCAGCATCTACCATTCCCCGCTGCAGCGGCGCGCCAGGCAGCCTCTGTAACTCATATCGCACCATGCACCATGTACTCCACTTTGCTGTAAACCTTCAGTAGTGCCAGCGGGCTGTCGCAGCGCACGAAACCGAATTCGCCGCGGGCATGCAGGCACTTAACCGGGCTGATCATCACACCGATATGCGCCGGCACTTCGCCGCGGTAAAAAACCGCGATGCATCCGGTGGCCGCCACCGGCACAAGCCGCCAGTGGGCGCGCTCCTGTTCGTAGCAGGTGATGAAATCCGCTCCCGATTCGTAGCCGGCGATGTGATGCAGTTCCAGCCCCAGCACATGCCGGTAATAGAGAACCACCAGGCCCCAGCAGTCCGTCTGCTCAAAACTGCAGGCGCGATTAGCCCAGGGCTTGCCGTTAACAAGCCCGATAAAGTCGCTCTGTGTCATACGGTGATCAGCCCGGGATAGTCTTTCGTTGTGTAAATGATGGAGTTGGCCAGCGTCAGCGGATTAGTCTTGCCGGCGGTCACGGTGACGTTGCTGGCATCAGCTGAAATATCGTTCACGTAAAGCGTCCAGTCTTTCAGGGATGATGCATCGCCGATCGCGTTCCACTGCTGATACAGGCACTTAATCGGCGTCATGCGCGCGGCCCCGCGCCAGCTTTTCAGTGTCTGCCGGACATGTTCCGTGGCGGCGACAAACGTTATGGTCATTGATATGACCGCCGTTCCGTCCTGCGCCGGCTCGGTCACGCTGAACCGCGCAGGCTCGAAGGCATTTCCGCCGAACGTCGCCGGGCGAAACAGGTTATTGACCACCCGGTAATAACCAAACGCAGGATGATAAAACTCCACCGTCTGTTTGATGTCGCTCGCCGGACGCCTCTCTTTCCATTCTCGTAATGTTGGCATTAGTCAGCCCTCGGCATCACTTCGGTTATCAGGTAATCCAGCCAGTATCCATAGCCAGGCTGGGCCTCTACGATCCAGTCGTCATAGTCCTCGGTAATGTCCTCGATACCGTTGCTGATAACCGTTGCGGTCCAGGTGACAATGTTGCCGTTTTTGCTGGTCTGCACCGGCATATCGACGAAATGCAGCGTTTGCTGCTGAACGCCCTGCGTATCACCCAGGTCGATCGGCATCTGGAACCAGTTACGCCCGCGGTCGCAGTATGTCGGCGAGCGAAGCCACGACTTAAACCGCTCGGCCTGGGCAAGCGTGAATATCCACTGCAGCGTCCAGGTCGCTTTCAGGTCCGTGGTGATCGGCGTGATTATCAATGGACCGACTGCCGTCTGCGTCGTCTGCCAGGCTGTATCCTGCGTCATGTTCTGATCGGCGCGCTGGGGAAGCGGCAGGAACGGAGGGTATTGAACTGTTGCCACGTTTCCTCCGGGCATAAAAAATGCCGCGGCTGCGGCACTGATCTTTTATCAGGATGTTACTAAATGTGTCTCGCTGATACTGTGTATTTTTCACACACAGCAAGAGAGGTCATATGTCTTACACGCACAGCAGGGATTACATGGAGGGAGGATCAATAGTTTCCGTTCAGTGCTCCCACCAAATCAACGTCCTTGTTATGGATGACGCTGCTTATAACCGATATAAGCGAGGTGAAAGTTGCAAGGTCTACGGAGGGTTCTATAAACAATTTCCTGCCAACATTGTGGTGCCGCACTCCGGTCACTGGAATGTCGTTCTGGCTCTCCCTGCCGGGCATCGCGCTACATACAGATATTCAATCAACGTAATCAGGCAATAGCATCTGCCCTTTCGCCTGGAATAAAGCCTCCTCAAGGGCGGCAATGATTTTCTGCTGTGTGCCGTCCTTCAAGTAGCCCAACGACGCCACCCCCTCCTGTTTATCGCTGTCGCGGTACCAGATAACCTCGCCATTCACTTCGATTGCTACTTTCATAATATTCACCCATTAAAAAACCCGCCGGAGCGGGCTTGGTTTAGTAAGTGGCTTGCGCTTTGCGGCTTAGTCCAAATGTCTGCTGCATCTGAGAGGATACCGGGCCGCCTCTTTCTATGTCGGTGATCAGCAAGTCCACAACTGCGCTACCGTCCTGCATGTAGCCATCGGCACTCTGTACAGTGGCACCGGTAGACTGGTTTATGACGTTCACCTGCACGCTGATCCCTCCTCCTGACTGCATATCCTTATTGCTGATGACCTTCCCGTTATCGCCGGGGATCATGTACTGCTTGCCGGTGCTGGCCTGGTAAATCTCTGGCTTACCTTTCTCGCCGACCTGATACAGGCCACCGGCTGATACCGGTCCGCCATTGTAGCGAGCACCAGATACAGTGCTTAGAGCCATTGATGTTGCCAGCCCAGAACCATAGGCCACGGCCCCTACTTTTGCGGCTGCGCCACCTGTAGCCACGGAGGCGGCATAGGCTGCCGGTGTCCATGCGTTGGTTAACAGGGATGCCTGTAGCAATCCGTTAGCAGTTGATGCCGCACCGATTGTCTGTCCGATGATAAAGTTTTTTAGCATCTCAACGCCGACCTGAACAATGCTGTTGATCACGCTGTTCAGGATGGTATTGCCGAGTGACTGCATCGCCTCCTGTGCTGACATTGTGCCGGTTAGCAGGCCGGTGATTGCATTGGAGGCATTCCCGCTAAACGCATCCACCGCACTCGTCAGCATGTTATAGCCGAGGCTTTGCTGGCTGAGGATTTCCCATTGAGCCGCGGTCCTCTGCTGCTCGTACTGCGTGTCGGCTGCGTTTTTGAGGGCCAGCGCATTCTGATGGGCCAAAACGCCCTGCTGCTCAAACTGCTGAATCAGCGCCAGCTCCTGCGCGTGCTGGTTGGCCAATTGCTGCACCGGGTCAACTTCGGCAAGTGCCTGCTGGGTGGGGTTAACCACCTGCTGTGAGCGTATTTTGGCAAGGTTGGCCTGATGCTGAGCCTCCAGTTGCTCACTGGTTTGATCGTACTGTTGCTGGGTAATCCTCTTCCCATCAAGAGCAGTCTTCAGATCCTTCATATCCTGCTGATAAGAGGCGTTCTCTCTTGTTTCAGGGAGGAGCTTTTGAGCGGCGGCTTGGGCTTTGAGAGCATTGGCCGTATCCCATGCCGCCGCTGCATCACGTTCAACTTGAGCAACCTGCTGCGGTGTAGCATTCGTTAACTTCTGTTTTGCTGCCAGTATCGCCTGTTCGCGCGAGAGTTCGCTTGTAGAATCGGCAGCCAATTTTGCTTTCTGGCTGTACTCTTCGACAACTTTTGCATTTCTCTCTGCCTGACTCTCACCTTTCTTCTGCTCCGCTGTCAGCTTCTTATGCGAATCGAGATTGGTGTAAGTCGCGGCAGCATCATCCATCATTCGCTTGGTGTGCGGATCGTCTTTCGAGAATCCCGCGTCCTCAGCTGCATATTGAGCCGCTAATCTTGCCCTTGCGGCACCTTGTAGTTTAGAGAGCGCCAGATTCCTCTCGGACTGCTGAATTAAGCTTTTTTGCCCGGCGGTTAGGTTATCAGTGGACTTCTTCAACATTTCAAAGTTAAAGGCCGCCTGAGATGCTCCGGTGGAAAGGTCTACTATCTTGTTGTAAAGCTCTACTAACTCCGGCTTGGCGTTTTTTGATGACGAAATCATATCGCCAATTCTTAACGCTAAAGTCTGCAGAGCCTGAGGTGATGGGTTATCGCTTAGATCGGCGAGTTGCTTAGTAAGACCAAACGCCGCCTCTTCAGAAATACCCAATCTAGAGGCTACGGCACCGACAGTATTGCCGATGCTATTGGCTGTTGCCGAGAACGCCTGTCCCGCACCATACGCCTGATTCATCGCAGATTTGTAATCATCTGTCGTGATATTTAGCGACTTAAGCCGATCGTTGAATCCGTCAATTGATGCATAACCACCACCAAAAGCTGAAATAGCTTTATCTCCAAATGAAAGGAAGGAGTCAGCGGCATCACCGATGGCTTTAGGTATCTTTGAAATTGCCTGATTGTATTCAATCGCAGCCTGATTTCTGAGTAATGTTGCAGCGGTAGCATTCACTCTAGCAAGGTTTGCGTATTTGTCAGAAAGTGCAGCGATACCCTGAGTAGAAACAGAGATAACATCATTCATCCTCTCGGCGGCATCTTTAAGCGCATCCATTGCACTTTTGCCACCATTGAGAGAAGAAATTAAAGTCCCTGCAACAACAGTTCCAAGCGCGATTAGCGCCCCGACGATAGCACCACCCGGCCCGAATGCCCCAGCCAGCTGCGACCCTTGCTGACTAAATGCTACCAATGCAGATTGACCACCCTGGACCTGAACGATGAAGTCCTGGATCTGATAACCTGCCTGCTGAACGCTTCCCTTCAACCCTGAAGACATCACTTTCGAGGTAGCATTAAGTTGCGTATCAAGCTTTTTGAATTGCCCTGATGTTTTTTGTGCATTATCGCCAATGTTATCTAGGGCTTTATTCGCCTGCTGCTGACCAGTAAGCAATTTTGCAACATCGGCCTCAATCTCAATGTAGACTCCGCCAAGATTTTCACCTTCAGCCATACCTTTCTCCGGGCAATAAAAAACCCCGCCGGAGCGAGGTTTGTGTTGTCTACGAAAGTTTCGTAATTATTTGCCAATTACGTACTCTGCATTAGCCGCAGCTTCTGGACTCAATTTTTAATTGTTGATCCAGTAACTTCAACATATTGCGACCGCTCTCGCTCTTATCAGATAAGAAAGCAGGCTCTTTTGATTTCTTAATGAAAACATGCCCTGCATCACCATCTGTATAAACGAACCTACCTCCAATTTTACTTATATCGGTATGTCCCGAGACAATACCACAGACAGCGTTTGAGCTTTCATTCCTGAAAACCTTTATCTCTGAGAAATCCAGTCCTAACAATGGGTTGAAATTACTGTCACAAATAATGACAGCAGAGCCACTTCTGGCTTTACCGCTAGCCTCAAGTAATCGCCATCTTTCGCAGTCTCCCGGCTTATACTTCTGAGATAGCTCTTTTCTTACTGCCTCTTTTGCATCATTAATGATCTGAGTATCAGATTTTGCATAACAAAAGTGTGACAAGAAAAGTAGCCCAATAATGATTAACCGCCTCACATCGCTACCCCGCGCTCTTTATGAATAGACTTCTCATTCATCATTTCTATAACGCGCAGACCGAAATCGGTTAGCGTGTATGGGCGCGAGAAGAGATTAATCATCTGCGATAAATGCTTATGCGGGTCCTTCAAGACCGGATCGTCAGGATGCTTTCTCGCATTGGTATGTGCCACCCCAATCAACCCGAAGACCAGATATTCAAAAACAACGGTCTTGGTAACTCCGTCATAAGTCACCGTGTCGCCGCCGGTTGTTTCTTTTAGGTGCCGCAAATATGCCCCGGCGATTTCTTCACCCAGGCGCTGTAACTGTTCTTGTTCGCTCATATCCCTATCCCCATCAGTAAATGATGGGGCAATCGTAGCAGAGGGGAAGCGATACGACAAAACCCGCCGCAGCGCTACTTAGTAACCAACGCGATGAACAAAGGCACCAGTATTGCCGATACCAAAAGGCCAACCAGCCACTTCTGATTTTCGTCCATTTTGTCAACAATCCTGTTTTCCATGGACTTCATGTCATACCGAATGCCACGCAAATCAGCTCTTGTATCGCTAATTAGCTTCTCCTGGTTTTCAGCAACCGTCTCAATACGGGTAATCCTGTCATGCATGTCACCACCTCCGCCACCACCACCGCGACCATTGAATCTTGGGTAGTCAGCCATATATGAAACATCAGGATCCCTTTCTCTACTTGGCATCGTTATCACCATCCTCAATCCATTTTAATACTGGCCAAACAGCGACATGATGCGTAAATCCACAGTTTCGGCAAATGATCCGATACTGGTAGTGCATGAGAGAAAACCTAGGACCACCCGCATCTAACTTTATGTAATCGACAAAAGATCGTGACGACGCACCGTCAGGCCCTGACTGATGCACATTGCATTGAGGGATACCAATATCCTCACTTCCGCACAAAAGGCACCTGAACACCTCTATGCCCCGCTTGAATAAAAATTCAGAAAGTAAGTCCGGAGTTACCTTCTCTAAGCGTCTTTGAAGCGTCAGTTCTAATTCTCTTTGTCTTGATTTTTCATCGTCCACGCCAGATCACCAATAATTAATACCTCTAGGCAATCTAGCATGCTGCGAGTTTTCCCATGAACTGATCTTATATCCAGAGAGAACGACAAAACCCGCAGCAGTTCGCTTAAAAAGGGCTAAACAATGCCGGGCAAGTACAGCTGAACTTCATCGGCAGCACGATCACGCGCGGCATGGAGTAATCGCTTACGTCCGCCGACTCCCCATTTCGCCATCTGGCTAGCACACTGGCTAATCGCTTTAGTTTCAGTGTTGATGATATGGTCGATTTTGTTCAGCCTGGACATAGCGCCGATCCCTAAACGCACAACGGTTCGAAATACCTCATACACTTCAATTTCGAACTCCGGCTTAATCCAGGCGGCGTAGCGAATAGCAAGTAGCTCGACTCCCCACGCTCCTGATTCAGATCCGCCTTTTATCACCTTAAGCGGTTGATTTTGTTCCGAAGCACTTTTTAGTGCTTTGGATTGAAGCGCTTTAATAAAGCGCTTTATTTGGGCGCTTCTGAGGAATACGCTTGGGCGTTGGGACTCTGTAGCCTCCCCATTTGCCACGGCGGCCGCATGGAGATCATTAAGGCTATAACGCCCCTCATCGTCGACGCGAACGGAGACGCCGTTTACTGATACGGTTGGATATTTCATATCGGTTTACCTTTTAGTGATGAACCTTGTCGCACAGGAAACCGGCCCACAGAAGGGCACCGACAGCCAGCCGGCATCCTCAAGGGTCATCCTGAAAGGTTCTGTGTTAAATGCGCGTGCGAGGCGCGTCAGAAGTGAGCCGGTATTAGCCGCTCACGAACAAACGGATATAAAAAAGCCCCGCGGATGCGAGGCTGATATTCGATTAGTGCTGAGGTTAATTCTTCGTGCGGCTTGTCATGGATCGCTCCTGCTCCATCATCGCCTGCCAGCGGCGTTCGTCTTCGTCCATGACCGTGTCAAACTCTTCGCGCGTGAATCCGTTCTGATTGGGGTATTTGGCGTTAATCATCATGGCAAACTCTGTCATCGTGAGGTTCTCGGCCTCTTCCCGGCTTATGCCGAAATGGTTGCGGGCCGCCATGATGTAGTCGGCAGCGCGGAATTCTGAGGTTGTCTCGTTCGTTTCGTAACGCTGCAGCTTACGCACCTTCGCTTTGCCGATGATGCCGTGCATCATCAGGTTTTGCGCGACGATGACCATGCTTTCCGGCGGCATGCTGCCCGGGCGCCAGACGAAGCCACGCTTGCGTGATTTCCCCGGCTTCATCCATCCAACCAGATCGCCGATATCATCGTCACAACATGCTGTCAGTACCGTATGCGCGGCCATGATCGCTTTGCGTGATAGGAGCCCGCTTTGCATAAACCGCAGGACGCAATCAGGAAGGCGGCTGTACTCATCGCGGATATAGGCCTCTACCGCACGCTGCGCGAATGGCGTCGTCTCGTCATTGCACAGGTCATAGAACGCCTGGACAATTTCCTCTGGCTCACCGATTCGCGCCATGTTGCGAAACGACGGCCGGAAAAAGAATTCCCGGTCACCGGTACCGATAACGCATTCGCCTAATTCTTTAATCGGGGTCATAGTCGCTCCATAAACAGTATCAAGGGCGCAGAACGCCCTTTGTACTATTCACGAAATAGCCTGGTGGTTAACTGATAGTGACCGTGCAGGACGCAGAGGTGATCTTGACCGGCGTCGAGGAAGAATCGGTGACTTCACAGGTATAAACCCCGGCATCACCAGAAACAGCGCTGCCCTTGTTGAAGGTCGCCGTTGTTTGACCGCTGACAACCGTGCCATCTTTCTTCCAGATGTAGGTATAAGGCGAAGTGCCACCCTCAACCACTACCGACATATTCAGAGCCGATCCGGCCGCCACGCTCTTGGTGGTCGGCAGGTTGGTGGTAAACGCCAGCGCCGGCGGAGCGACCTCAAATACCACGGTGTCAGCGTCGTAGACTTTCCATTCCCCGGAGAAGGTCGAAATATCCGTAGTGCCGAAATCACCAGACCAGGAGGTGGTGTTGAAGTACCCCATGATGTAGGTGCCGGCGTCTTCACCAGTAAAGTCAAAGCGAACCCACAGCGTCGGCTGTCGGCCGGCCTGAACTTCATCGAAAATATATTTCGAGATAGCAATGGCGCCGATTTCCGTCGTCTTGTCTTTCTTGCGGAACTCACCTTCTCCTGAGATGGTGAAGTCCATATTGTTGACCAGGTTCTCAACCAGCCCCTTCGTATCGTCAGCCTCAGAGGTGACGGTATTCATGGAATAGTCGAAGCCCTTGGTGGTCATGGCGCCGAGTCGCTTCCATTCGGAAAGCGCTGGTACCGTATCAGCACAACCTAAAGCCATGCGGAGCACGGCCACCTTACCAATCAGCTTGCCGGTGTCATTAGCGCAGCCTTGCATGTATGCCTCTCAATTAAAAAAGGCCGCCATATGGCAGCCTGATGGGTGATTCTGACGATTATTCGCCGTATGTGCAGGAGACGAGCAGCCTGGTTACTAAACGGCCCTCTTCGGTGGGGATCGGCGCCGGGACATTACCGACAAGCCGCAGCGCGCCAACGCAATCATCGGCGCCGGATTGCGCGCTGATGTACTCGACGATAGCGTTCACCGCGGCGTCCGCAGCATCAGGATTTGATTTCGTGGAAACAATGTCCACCATCACATACCAGTCGCCTCCGTGGTCGTACTCGATATTGGTACCGCCGGAAGGCCTGAACACAATGAACTGGTCGGCATCCTTGCCGCTGTCCTTCCACTGCCGCCACTGCACCTTGAAACCAGCCGTTAGCCCTTCAGCCACAAACAGGTCCTTGAGGCGCATATACATAGCCGGGGTCATAACTTAAGCTCTCTTTTCATGGCGTCCAGCACCTTACTGCGCTCTTCTTCGGCAGCTTTTTCGAGAAATTTCGGTTCGCCTGACGGATCCCAGTAATTACCGCCGCCCTGTGATGCGGGGCGAGGCTGTCCTTTTAAAGTCCCCTTTGCCTCATGGACATATACCGAGTAATTAGCCGAATACACCAACCGTCCGGTGATGCGAGTGCCGTTTGCCATCACTTCCTGGGACTGTGAGTTGATTAGCACGGATGTTTTACCAACGGGCGTCTTAATGGCAGCGGCTATGCCGATAATATTCAAACCGGATGCGACCGCGGCCACCGCCTTCCGGCTCTGGATATCACCGATAATGCGATCGAGGTTTCTCTTTGCTTGCTCAATGCCACGGATCTTAACGCCCATAATCAGACTCCCGTAATCAGTGCGAAATCGTCCGCCAGTCGCTCGAACGTATCGGCGAACTGGACGATCTGCCGAATCTCATCGGCCTCATCCGGAGGAGCCGCATCGGTCGACGAGCCAATCAGGATGTAATCTCCCTCCCGCGCCGCTGCGTATTCACTCCATATCGTGTTTTTAACCACGATCTCCCGGCCAAGGTCACCGATTTTTGCAGAGAGTCCGCCCTGATAGTCGCAGAGAATAGCGATCGGCGCTTCCCACCCGTACGGCTGACCTCCGCCGTCAGTATCGCTACCGTCGGCATCGCGTATGCGCCGCCAGATTGTCGCTGTTGCGGTGTATGACCAATTCGCGGTTGCCGACATCAGTCATCCCTCCATCGCAGCACAGCGGCGCCTGTGGCGCGTATGCGGTCGCAGTTGATGAACCACTCGCCGTCGCTTTTCACGTACGCCGTCGTTTGCTGACCGGTATCGGTGATCACCCACACCCGGGTAAACGTCCGCGGCAGCCGTTGCTGAACTGAAATCCAGGCCATCACTTACTCCCGCACATGCAACCGCCTCGACCTATCCAGATCCCAGCGAATGCCGGCGAGGCGGTAGGGTCTGCAGGAATCAGAGCGCTGGCGCATCCGTATTTATCCAGACTGCGCAGCAGGTTTACGGATGACTTCCATCTGTCTGAGAATGACTGGTAACGGAATGAGCGGGATGCTCCGCTTGGGGCCGTCTGGCTGGAAATGTATTTATCCCCACTCCCGATCCCCATCAGCGCTAGGAGGTAGAGCTGAATAAGCAAGGCTGTCGATGTCGGGTAATGTGCATCAAGGCAGTCCTGAATGCTGTTCGCCTCATCAACGAACGCCTGGAGTACAAAGTCAGGGATGGTAATCCCCTGACCTTCCAGATACTCCTTCGCTTCTTCGAGAGTTACCATTATCAGCTCCGTGAGAAAGAGGCCCTGCTTTCACAGGGCATAAAAAAACCGCCTTAGCGGCGGTCGTTATTCAGCAGGGAAAAGCTTTTCAAGTTCGCCATCCGGCAACATCTCACCAAGCTTTTCAGCCCCCAGATTGCCTTTAAACTCAATGCCTAATTCCGTCAGGCGGGCCTGAATAATCTCTTTTCGAGATTTTGTATCAGTGCCTGCTTCTGGTGTTGCCGGAGTGAGTTCCCCACCTGCTTCGCCGCGCATGAGACGAACGTTTGACTTCAGGGCCGGATGAAGATTTTCAAGTTCAACAACCTGCCCCAGTGCAACACCATTCCACGGGCGCACCACTTCGTATTTAGCCATGCTGTTTCCTTACGCCAGGTTAGCGCCGTAGACAACGCCAGACAGGCCCTGATCGTCTGCTGTGATTTGCAGACCTTCAGCGGACATAATCTGGAAGTTGTAGTTAACGTTAGGCAGTGGACGCGGCAGCGGAACAACACCGACAGCCATACCAACCAGTGGAGAGATCACGTCACGACGACGAACATACGCGATGAACTCGTTACCACTCAGCGCGAAGCTCATGCGGATTTCTTTGACTGGTGCGAACGGCAGCACCGCCTGCAGTACAGTTCCGCTTACAACACCGTTGACCACATACGGCTGAGCCAGGTTCGCCCAGATTTCCGGAGAAACCCACATCACATCGTATGCGGCGACCTTGTTCGTGCGCGCGGTGGTACCGAATGCGCCTTTACCGAAGAACGCAAAGATCGCGGTCATGTCAGCAGTGGTCAGATCGATATTCGCGCCACCTGCACCAGACCCGAGGTTAATCTTCTTGGTGTTACGGTGGTTCTTGATTCCCTGCGCCGGGTAGGACTGAACCTGAATTTTTGAATCGCCGTTCAGGTAGTAGTTAACGCGCTTCTTGTTGAACTTGCGCATCTTTGACATCTGCGAGTCCAGCACAAGGTCAATGCCCACAGAGTTTAAGCCGGCAGCATGGCGCCAGTTAACACCGTAACCGGCAGTAAATACCGGGATCGGATCGCCATCACTGGCGTATTCGGTATGGTCGAATGAAAATGGCGCCTGACCATCAATGCTGACTGACACGTCGTCAGCGATGTCACCAACTACGTTATACAGCTTGGCGGTTTTACCTACCGGCAGCACAGTCTGAACGCTGATCAGGTCGTTCACGATTTCCATGCCAACTTCCTGATCGCGCAGTTGCAGTACCTGGTTATCAATCTCAGCCCAGAAGTCACGGGAAAAACCACCAACTGCGTTACAGGCCAGCATTTCAGGAGTCATGATTGCGCGGTTTGCCGCAATGATGGAATCGTTCTGCAGGTTCCACATATTGCGGTTTGCCCACAGCTCGTTCCAGTGGCCGCCAAGGCGGGAGTTAGTCGCCAGCGTCTCTTTAGAGAAGTACATATGTGTTTATCCTTTTGTTACGCGCCAGCTGCGGCGACAGTGCCAACGCGCATGCGCACGCGAATGAAGTCAGTGGTGCTGGCCGCGATGGTGTATTCATCTTGGCTGTATCCGATCACTGAATCAGTGTCATCGGTTGCCAGGGTAAACTGACCAGCCGTCCCTAGTTTGATAGGGCTGTCTTTCTTATACGCACCAGGCAGGCAGCGTAACGCCAGCTCACGTCCCTCTTCGACATAGTTACCGACCGCAGAATCACCGGCAGGAATGGCTTCGGTGATAGTCAGTCCCTGGTGGTAGCCGACATCGATAATGTACAGGCGGCCAGTTAGTGCGGTTGCCTGAGCAAATTCATCAGAGGAGTTGATGGTAGCCGCGGTGCCTGGAAGAAGATCGGCGGCCGTGGTGCGGGTTTCGGTCTTGTAAAGAGACAGACCGTCGATATTAACGCGACGATAACGTGCCATTATTCCGGCTCCTTATTTGAAGTATTCAGATGCAGCAGGCGCGCCAGTTTCTTTCGGCTGCTGAGCATTGTTGGTTCCCAACGGAGTGGCTTCACCGATAGTTTTAAACATCGCATCCAGCGCTTCACCAGACAGCGCATTGGCGACGATATCGCCGTGGACTTTCGCAACTGCTTCACGCTTGGTTTTTTCTTCAGCGCGGGAGTTGGCGGTCAGGGTTTCTGCCAGTTGCTGCTGATTGGCCTGCAACGCATCAACCTTTTCTGCAAGAGGCCTAATAGCCGCCTCGGTATTGGTCGCAACAGCCTGGCCGATCATGCTGCCGATTTGTTCCAGTTCTTCTTTGGTTAAAGGCATGTCGCCCTCCGTTTTGTGGTTTGGTGCAGGCTGTTCCTGCGGTGTGAAAAGTGATTTGAATTTGTTGGCGACAACGGCAACCCATGATTCCTGCCGCTGTACAGCTGTTCCGGTGTCGTCAAAGGTAATTTTCCCGCCTTCAGTGGAATAGCCGAACACCTCAGCTTTTCCACCATTGCGGATAACGACAGCCTGAGAGTCGGTGAAGTCGGCAATCCAGGCGTATTCATCAGGGCCGGAGGCGAACTTCGCTTTCGCTGCACGATCAAGGCGCTGCTCACGCTCCCGGTAAGATTCTCCGACCAGCGCTCCTGAATTAGCTTTTAACGGCTTCGCCATGTCAGCGTTAACCATCAGGCCAACACCTTGCTCAGGGGTGGCCGCTCCGACCTCATGCAGGAGAATCGCGTCATGGTCCATGCTGTGGATTTTTGCCACCCAATCAGCGCCTGTTGCGCGCTGCTGCTCATTTGGTTCAAGTTGGTCGAGGAATGCCGCCACACTGGTGTGAATGGGTGGGACGTCTTCACCGCGCTCGATAGCCGCGACGCGCTCAAGTAATTCTTTACCGCCTTCCGACTCGCCAGCGCGTGCCACATCGACCCACTTTTCGAGATAGATACGGTTACCGGACTTCTTAACATTGCGGTTCCACGCACCGATATGGCCAGCATTGATACCCTCCGGTGAGAAGGCAGATACAAACTGTCCGTTAACTTGCGGATGTCCCAGCGGCGCCAGGGTTCCTTCAAGCCCCTGATAATGGGCGTCGATTTCTTCCTGCGTGTACAGACCGCCATTCATGACGACATTGGCCGGCAGCGTGTAACTCGGCAGCACCAGATGCTCACGACCGTTGTATGTTTCGCGCCGGATAGACTGGCTGTTCACCCTGGTGGTGATATTGACCTGCATAGGCATAGTTATTTCTCCGCCCAGGCGTAACCGCGCGCCTGCATCGTTTTGTATTCCTGTTTAAGTTTGGTGATGGTGTCCGGATAAATCGGCTTGCCCTCTTCATCGACTAACACTGACTGCTGAGTACACTTGCAGTTAATGCTGTTGGCATCCTTGCTGTACCAGTCACGCACCTCTTCATTGGTGTAGAGGTGTGCGTGACGCACGGCGTGGGTATGCCTGGTTGTCGGCGACAGTGCAGAGATGTGAACCAGTAAAGTTTTCAGGCCGTATAGGTCGTTGGCCTCCTGATCTTCATCCCACTTAGCCCGGCGTAGCGCGGTAGTGACTTCAGTGCGGGCTATACGGTTCGCCCGGCGCTTCTCGATGCCGGTCTGTTCTGTGAGGTTGCGGGCAATATCACGGGGATTAAGCCCACGCCCTACGCCATCAGTCAGCACTCGCGCCATGTCGCGCTTAACGTCCGCGCTCAGCCCCTTCATTTCCTCAAATACACGGGCATGCACCAACGCCATTCGTTGCTGGTACGGGTTGCTTGCAAGGATGGATGCCAGGGACTCACGTCCGGCGGCGTACACCGGCGACTGTTGGCTGAGGTTGTAGAATGACTGTCCTGTGCCTTTCTCTGACGCCAAATCGACATACTCATAAAACCACAGGTCGTACTCATTACCATCCAGAAGTACCTGATCAACCAGATAACTGGCATCATTCAGGATGATGGAGAGTAGCGTTGGGTTTAGCTGGTATTCGTATCTGGCGTTTACTGCGAGAGAGGAAGGTATTTTGTCGAGTGCTGCTTTGTACGCTTTGCCAATCTTATTCATCCGCCCGGCGAAGTCTTTCATCGCCCGGCGCTCCAGCGCATCAGCTCCGGTCGGGTCCTGATAGTTACGCGGTAGAATCGGTGGCTTCGTCTTCTTCGCTGCCATCCTCTTCTCCTAACGGTATTTCACCATCGTTTTCATAACCAGCGGCGGTCCGGATCTCTTCGCGACTGAATGCCGGTTCTTCGCCGCTTCCCATCATGGACTGGTTAATCTCGCCCATAGTCTTAGCGTTGGTGAGCTTCTCGGTACCGGTCTGCTCGTTCAGGTCATCCCATACAACCGCTTTCTGACTGACGGCGTCGATGATTTGCAGGTCAATAAGCTTGTCGCAGAAGTCCTCTATCTCGAATGACAGATCTCCACGGCGCGACTGACAGCGAGAATTGAAATATTTCTGGTCTTCGGTGCTCGAGCGCTCGGCCTGCTGGTTGCCCACTAAGATGCGCGTGGGGATGTCCACCCCGGCAGCGGCGGTCTGAAGGTTTACGTTGTATGTTGCCGTCGGGTCTGCTACCGAAGTCACCAGAGGGGTAACTGATGCGCCCTGTGTCGTCATCAGCACATCATTGCCACGGTTAATCTCACCCGCGACTTCGTTGAACTTGTCCTGCAACTCAGTGACAGTGACGTTGTAAAGCGAGGCAAGATTGTTGAAGTCGATTTCCTTTTCGAAATTGACGTTAAGTTGCCGCGCAGCGTTCTTCAGGAATGACTCACCCGATCCGCCCTCTACTTTCTCCAGACTCACAAAGGCGTTATATGCTGGCTCAAGGAACCCAATTGCATCGTCTGAGTAATCGCCCAGGATGAAAACACGATCGGGGTGGATATTGACGCGGCGGCTTGAACCATTCGGTAACCGTTCGGCGTACTGCCACATCTTCGGCTGGCCGTATGTCTTCGAGTTCAGGCCGGTATCCCACTCGCTCACCGTGAGCGATCCAGCCCACGCTACGGATATTTTCTGAAGTCCTCGGCCTTTGGTTACCGGAAGGTTCCAGTCCTTTTCGTCGCGAACATGAAGGAGGATTCCTGCGTATCGACCTACAAGACGACGGCGATCTGCCTCTGCGAATGAGCGCCAGAGCCGATTGGTGAATACCTGCTTTGACTTGCGCTCCCAGGCGGTTTCGTCTTCGCTCTCATCGGCATCATCACCCTCGATGATTTCCGGGTTTGTCTGCCAGCACTTGCCCACCAGTTTCTCAACAGCACCGTGAGCGATACCACCGCGACGGTACAGGGCGTAGAGGTTTTCGTAGGTGACCTGCTCAGGGAAGCCATACTCGCACCATGCAGAATGTCGCTTATTGTCCAACCCCATCGTCGGCGCCATCAGCCCCATACGGGCGCGCGCCATCCGCGCATCGTTCAACGCATGGTTGACGGCGAGAGTTAATTTGTCAGTCATGGATTGTCCGTTATCGGTTCTTTGGTGGTGGAAGGACTTCACCTGAAGGAATTTTGGAGGCGCAAGGTTGATAGCCAGGCCACCCTTTTCGCCTTCGCTCGCAGCCCGGGCATTTGCATTTTTTAGTCATGCTTACCTCCCTTGCAGGCGTTTCGGAATCATCATCCCCACAGGTTGCGATCCATTCAGTTCTGTCAGTGCGTAAACCATCGCGTCGAGGCGATCAGGTGATTTCTTTGCAGTGGCTGGTATGTATTCCATCAGCTGGTTCTCCAACACGTAGAGATTGCCATGGTTGGCGACACGACCTTGCTCGTAGAGCGCTGATATTGGTTCGGCGCGGGCATACTTACCTTTGCTGGCGTGAACGCGGATGATACGACCTTTGAACCCGGCATTGCGGAGCGTCTCCTCAGCCATGTCGCCGCCCTGGTTAGTTTCAATAACTATCGCGTCGGCTTCATGCTGCTCATAAGCCCATATAGCTTTCTTTGCCCATCCAGCCGGTGAATATTTCCCGCTGTAATCACCATCAACAGAGAACTGTTTTTTATCGCCAGCACCATATGAACTGGCAACAACAATCCCTGTTTCATCGCTTTCATCGCTGTTAGTTGCCTGCGGGTCAATGGCGACAACTGTTCGAACCTTTTCGTGATGAATTTGTAGCTCGCGAGCCGCACTTATCATCACCTCAGTCCACAGCGCGCCCTCGGCATTAAACCGTCGAGGCTTCTGCATATACTGCGCTTCGGCGGTACGCCGGTGCGAGAACAGGGATACGCGGTGCGATTCATTGTGCTTGAACGGCCAAAGCCAGCCATCAGGCAAGCCGTGGTCAATCGGGATAGCGTGAGTGTTTTCCGGATATGTTTCTTCGTAGCTGCGGCTGTTATCGATAATCACCGGCAAATTCAGGTGATGCCACTTTTCCCCACTCCCACCACGCAACAGATAGCCGCTCAGGTCGTGGTAGTGGATTCGTTGCATGATGACAATCATCGGCGTCGTCTCGATCGCCAGTCGTGATTTGATTGTCTCGTTGAAACGGTTGTTGACTCCGTCGCGGACGATCTCAGAGTAAGCATCATCCGGCTTAACCGGGTCATCGATAATCAGCGCGCCCTGCCATCCTGGTTCCATGTGTCCGGCACGAAAGCCGGTAACCTGCCCGGCAGCTGACGACGCATAAACGCCGCCGCCATGTTCAGTCCACCACATAGCCTTACTGTCAGCATCATCGCGCAGCGCCATCGGCCACATTGACTGGTAGGCCTGTGACTTAATCATTCCGCGAGCGGTTGAGGAGTTCAGCAGCGCCAGGTTGTGCGAATAGGACAGGTGCATGAAGCGTGCCCGGCAATTCAGCGCCAGACCGCGCCCCATCATATTGATGGTTGCAAGTTCCGTTTTCGTGTAACCAGGAGGGACGTTGATGATCAGGCGCTGAATCTCACCATCAATGACGCGGTCAAGTGTTTTCTGAATCACCTTGTGGTGAGGCGCAATTATCATCTTGCCGCCGGTGCGCTGCTTGAAGAAATAGCGAGCGTAGTAAAGCCCGTCCTCCTCACACTCCACCTTTCTGGCAAACGCCTTTTGCTCAGCAGTCGTCATCCTCCATCATCTCCTGCCGTGCGGACTTGTATTCCTCTTTGCTCATGGTGATCGTCTGGATGGCGCCACCATTTGGGCCGGAATGTTCAAACTTGTGCTTATTGGTGTAGGCATCCCCACATTCCTTGGCGGCTTGCTCAATAATCTCAGCGGTGAGCGCGAGGTTTTTCATTCCCTCGGCGCGCGTAGCCATGCGGTCCAGAACGCGAAGCCGGTACGCCTTGTTTGCGATTGGGATGTCGGAAATTTCGTTGAGGAAGCGGTCACGTGTGCGGTTGAAAAGGTCGACCCATTTCTGCGCCAGCCCCTTGCCGCTTATCTTCGTCGGGTCGTTTTGCTCAACCTGTTGGCGGGTAATCTGAATACCAAATTCTTTCAGGACGGACTCGACCACTTGAGAGGGGGTATCAAAGCACGCAACTGATTGAACTATGAAGGCTTTAATCTCTGGTTTTAATGCCGCCATAATTCACCATCCGTCCTAACCAGTCCTAAATTTACGCCAGCCTCAGCATGCACGTCCCGCACGCTCTGGCAACATCGATATGAGCAACCTCCGCCGGCCTGTTCGCCGCATCCACCATTTCCTGCACGTCTTTGCTTGCGCCGTAACGCCGGACCACTCCAACGAACTCCTCGACGTCATGGCCGCGAAGTTTGAGCACCGGCATTCCGGTCTCTTTGTTGAACTTCGGCGCGCCATAGTCATCGGTAGCCTGGGCTATGTGGTAAAGTTCATGCTCCACCAGTGCGCAGAACTCCAGATCGTTGCATTGCTCACAGTAGTCAGCAGCCAGCGTGATGATGAACTTCGGTATGCGACCGAACCATTCATGCATCTGCTGCTCCATGCGGGACTTCTGCCAGCCGCCAGCGCGCATCATTACCTGCTCACACTGACCCAGCACAATGCGCCCACTTTTGGCGAATGAGCCAGAGGCCCACATGAAAGTAATGTCAGCGTCAGCCAGCGCGCTAACGAGGTGTTCGTGGTCAGGGTTATGGATTCGCCCGTCTTCGGAGAGGATGTTTTGATTTACCCATTCACCGATTTCGGCTGCAGGGATCAGTCGGGTATATGGCAACCAGTTTTCGCCAGCGAAGTTGACGGGAGGGTATGGCCTGCGGTTGTCATTTTCAGCCATACAGAACAATCCTCTGGTTTAATTTGATACTTACCCGGCAATTTCGAGACAAGCACATCAGAAAACTTACATAAAACTCTGTCAATGGCGCGTTGATGGCACCATTTGCAGAACTTTATATTTACGCCTGTTTGCCAATTACAGGGGTGATCCGGATACACTTCTTAGTGAGCCAGCCCCAGCGCAAAAGCACTGAAAGGATGAGCAGCGGCTTCATGTATGGTCGAAGCGTAATTTCCGCCATTAGGATTCCAGTAGTGCACATATGGATTACCTCGTTGTGACATTATCGAGCCACCTCTTGAAGTGGCTCTGTAATGCCCTACTTCAGGCACTGCGTGGTGATGTATTCCTGCAGCGCCTTCAAGGCTGTTTGGTCGCTGACGATTCCGGACCGGATACCGAGAACGTTTCGTCCAGCAACTGCAGAGAGTTCGACGGTGGCATCATCGCCCACGCTGGCGGCGCCGGCGGTTTGGGTTGCGGCTGACACTGGACACTTGCCTTTGACGAGCACCCGACCACCATTATCAAGCTTGCGCTGCAGAGCATCATTTTTAGCTTTTTCATCGGCTAATTCCTTCGTGTATTTGGCATCGAGCGCTGCGACGTCTCGCTGTCGAGTCTGCATGTCCGCGATCGTGTCATTTGCCAGGCTGAGTTGCTCAGTCACTTTGTCCCGCTGCCTTTTGAACTCGGTGGCGTTGTCGTGGTAGTGACTGGCCAGCCAGCCGAGGCTGACTATCAGGCAGATCATGACGGCGCTGATAATGGCGGTTAATCGGCTCATTTCTGCCCCCACAGACAAACTTCGCGCTCAATCTCGCGACGAGTTACCAGACCTTTCCACTGTTTGCCCTTGGCATAAGTCCAGCGGCGCAACTGGTCACACGCCCCCTTCTGGTCGCCCTGGTTGATTTTGCGCAGCAGCGTGGAGGTCTGGAAGTTGCCAGCGCCGACGTTATAGGCGAACGAGTAAAGCGCCCCCCGCATTGTTTCAGGGATCGGCTTCTGGATGTAAGGGTTAATCTGGCGAGCGACGGCGTTCAGGTCTTTACTGAGAAGCGCACGGCATTCAGCCTCGGTGTACTTCTTGCCGAGCATGATGTCTTTGCCAGTGTGGCCATAACAGACAGTCCAGACGCCTACCACATCCTGATAGGGATCGTACCGCACACCTTCAAGACCATCATTACCAGTCGGTCCTGTAATGAGCGCAGAAGCAATGGCTATGGCGCCACCGCCGACGGCAGCGATAACGCTATTCCTCAGTTTTGGTGTCATAGCCATTGAGCCGATCCTCGCGTTCTTTCCGCCGGTAGTACCAGTTCACCCCACAGGTGGTAATGGTGCAGGCGATACCGACAATAATTGCCCAGTCACTCAGGGTCATCCCCGCTATTTTGTCGGCCAAAATCCATACCTCTGCCTTAACTGCCCCGGCATACGCCTTTGCTGAGACACCGCAGCCCGTCAGTGCGGTCCCGGTGCCGTATGAAAGTCTGCTGTAAATAGTGCTCATTTTTGTCATAACCTCACCTCCGTTGATGACGGATGGCGCTGTGCGTAAAGGGGGAAAGAGGCCCAGACCCTGCGGGCTGATTTATCAACAAAGCACGTCGGGGATGATTCCCGAGGGTCTGGGCATGCTCAATAAAAAACCCACTCAAGGTGGGAAGAAATACCAAGGGTAAAAGTGACGGCGCGGTAGCCGTAATGGTCCCAAGGTAGAGGGATTTAGAAGGCTGCAGCATAACTATCACTGATGATGCAGGATAGCCAGTTAGGGCTGCAGCTCGGTTTCGTGAGTGGTGGCAGGTGCTGATCTCCTGCGTTCTCTGGCATTACACGTACCCAAGACTATTCTCCAGAGATAGCGCTGTCCTCATCAAGGGGTGCCGTCTCTAACGTATCAGCCTACGCATTCACCACAACGGAAAGAGCACTGGTTTGGCTCGACATCAGATAGTGTGGAACAGCCCTCAAATGCCCAATGCTCTTACCTGTTGTGCCCTGCAATCTGGTTCAGGACTCTGCGCGTGTAGGGCTTTAACGTGTCGTGCAGCACGTCTCTACCCAAGAGCCCTGACCGGATTGCAGATACAAAAAAGCCCCGCACGATGGCGAGGCTCGGTGTTCTGATAGGTCAAACGCAAATACGGCAACCTACACTAAATATATTGCACATTTGTTCATTGAAATGCAAGCACGTTATGACTATTTTTTGCAATTTTCCTCACGCTTTCGCGATCGTTAAACGCATTTTGCAGCGGCTGGTACAGGCAAAAGAGTGCCGCGTTGATAACCTGCTTAACTTCCCGGCGGATGGTTGAAATGCTCGGGTGCTTATACTGGTTTCCGGCGCGCGTCTTCATCAGGCGAGGCTTGCTCACAGCATGCTGCCATGAGGCGATCCTTATCTCGCTTGAGTTACAGACGTAATAGGCAAAAATCACCTTCCATGCGTTCTCATCTACGTTTTTCAGGTAATGTCGGATTACGGCATCAATCAGCAACCCATCATCATCGCTGCATACAGGCCTTGATGGTGCTTGCGGTTCAACCGTGGACATGAACTTGGCAATCATATTTATCATCGCCCTGTCTATCTTCCCTGTCTGGCACCATGCGCCCCAAAGCTGGAGCCACTGATCTATCCACTGGTGCTGTTCGTTGGTTAATTCCAGTTTCATGCTGTCTCTCCCAGGCGCTTATAGATACGGACGAAATTCTTCAAAATGCGGTAGTCAACCAGCACGGTGCCGCGGTGCCGGCAGAGGCGAAGCTTTTGCCAGCGTTCGCGGATGCGTTCGATAACGTCGTGGTTCATGCGGCCTCCCGCTGTTTCAGTGCTTTGAGCTTGGCGCGGTACTCATCGCGGATACGAATAAAGTCTTCCCGGCGGTAGTTGGTCATTTCGTGGGGTCCGTTAAGCCAGTCGACATACTCCTGTCCGTAACGAGCGACCAGGCCAGCTTCGTATTGCTGAGCAACCGTCGACTCTTTGGCGGTGTACTTACCGGCCCCGGCATTGCACGATTTGCACTGCTTATGAGCGTTGCGCTCTTCAAAACGCAACTCAGGGTAAGCGCCGACCGTTTTGAAGTGGCCGCAGTCCCACTGGCCGCCATGCAGATCAGGCGGGTTGGTCTCCCCGCAACTGATGCATGGCAAACCAGCATCACGTGCGCGGATGTAGGCGTTGAATGCCTTCTGAGCCTGGGCTTTGTAGTAACCGTTAGGTCTGAGCTCAGCCAATCTTGCTTTACGGCGCTGGCGCCCCGCCTTCTCTTCGGTACGCTGACGCTGCGCTTCCTTCTGCTTGGCATCTTCCCTGGCTTTTGCTGTCTGTTTTTTGCCGATCGCGCTGGCGCATTCAAAACTGCACACCACCTGCCCTTCCCGGGCAGGATGGAACCATTCGCGGCAGTGGGCGCATTTACGGCGTGCTGGTTTACGCATGTGGCCTCCTTGCTCTCAGGCGTAGCCACTTCTTATCGACCAGGCGGGCGGTGTAGCCTTTCAGGGTCGGGATATCGGAAGGCTTTACTTCGACCTTGCGCTTGCGACGCGCCGGTACGCGGAAGATGCCGCGATCCATGACCTTAGCGAGCAGACTGTGCATGCGAAGCCCTCCATTCCTGGGCCCATGCAATCCGACTGCTGGACTTCTCGCTGAACTTCACATTGTGCTCGGTGCCGAACCAGTAGATCGCCTCGATTACCTCGACCATGTAGCGCTTGCTCGATTGTGAGGTGCGTACGCCGAAGTAGACGCGGCCACCGTTGATGCCCGGGGCGGATTTCTGCTCACGCTCCGGATTTTGCATCTGGCTGACCAGTACGGTGATGAGGTCTTTCCACTCCGCCGGCTCCAGCTTTTCTCCGTGCCAGATCACCTGATCACTCAGGTCTTTCAAAAGTGGCCACATGAGACGATTCTGTTTGTCGGTGCGGCTTTCTTCGCGCGCCTCGATAATCAGCGGCGATCGGTGGTCTACAGGCAGAGACTGGATGAAACTGACGACGTTACGCTTAACGTTGTCGTTGATAAGGCAGAATTGTTGCTTCACGCTTCACCTCCGCAGAGGCTAAACGCAGAATGCAGAAAATCCCCGGTGGCTTTCGCCATCGGTGACAGGAATTGCTGTAAGGTTTTGTGCGCCATGTGTCCCCACTTGGCGCCGGATAATCGTGTCAGTTGCTCAGGCTGACCAGGTAATTATCGCCCTTCCCGGGGATAAAAGCAAAATGAGCATATACGAGAAAAACCCCTCCGGAGAGGGGTTTGATTTCAACTGGAGGCTTTGCGTTCTGCGGGGGATTTAGGCATCACCAACCTCACCAATGAATAAGCTGGAAGAATCTATTCCGGTGATGAATATTCAGTGAAACATTTCGGCATTGCATTTGAAATCTGCACTGAAAATGTCTTACCTACCCATGAGGTTATCTGGCAGGTGAAAAGCCATGGCTTTGGATAGGACAGTTTGATTTCTGCGTCCGGGCAAACCGCCCATACACCTCTCGCCAGCTTTTCCGCCATCTCTTGGCTTTGAGCCTTGATGGTAATGACTTCTTTACTCACCTTGCGCCTCCTGCGGTGCGGCTGGCAGTGGCATCCAGTGGGTTACGTCCTGGCGAATTGGCACAATTCCGTATGCGTCGTCCCAGCGCCCCTCAAAATAATAAAGAGTCGATATGTCGCCACCTTTAAAGCACGCAAGGACCTGCTGATCTGCATTCTCATCCGGCATCCGCTCGCTTACCGGAATCCATTTACCCGGCACGGTAGCGGGTTCACTGCCGGGTGACTGTGGGGCGGCTGCGAGCATGGCGGCGCGGCAGGCGTTCCAGCCGCGATTAAACTCGCCTTCCCATCCCCAATCCAATCCACCGATGCGGTGCTTTATTTCATCCGGCACTACCGGCGCTGGCTGCGCGGCATATACAGCCATGGTGCAAGCCTTATTGAAATCTCTTCTTGCCAGGATATGCGGATAACCGGCATCAAAGTCTGATTTGCTGATGTACGCCACCGGCTTGCTGTCCATTGCTGCATTGCGGCGTTCCTGTAGCTCACGAATTATCCCGGCAATTAATCCGGGCGTTGCCAGACGCTGAAATTCACAGTAGTAGTTCTGGTCAGAATGACAGGTGGCCTCTTGTGAGTACCACAGTAAATTAGATAATTCGTCGTCTGTGTGTGGCTCGCTGTCCATTGCGGCCAGCGCGATTTCAAACAACGCCGCACATTGGTTTACATGGGCGCGGCCTTCACCCGTTATCTTCGTGTGACGGCAAAACTCAATTTGCTCCTGCGCCTTTTTAATTAACTGCTCTCTGGTTATGGTTGATTTGGTCATTGGTTGGCTCCCCGAAACAAAATTGACTGCTGAAAACCGATTAAGAACCACAGCCCATCTGCGCGCTGGCTCATTTCGTACCAGTCCTCTTTGTTGAGGTCTGAAACGAGGTTGTCGCCACAAATGCAGATATCGGTACCGCGAGGTTCTGAGTCGTATACGGCGCCCGGAGTAAACCAGGCTGGCGTAGTGGAACTGACGCATATCATTTTTTTTACGCCCATCTACTCAGCCTCCACCTTGATGCCAGCGGCGGCACGTTCAGCCTCGCTTTGTTCCCAAAACCACTTGTGAAGCGCCATAAGCTCTTCATCGAGCGGAGCATATTTGCGGTCGAAATATGCCTGTGCGTCTTTCTCCGCTTCATCAGGCAATTCGCCTGTCCCGAAGAGCGTGTTATAAATCCACGCCAGCCCGTTTTTAGCATCGCCAGTGGCCTGCCATTCGATGATTGCAGCCTGCATAACCAGGATATTTTTCCCGATCAGCAGATCGAGCTGCTGATAGCGCTTACGGATATATTCGTTTTGCGCTTCAAGTTCTGCGTTGCGCTGCTGCGCCTTCTCCAGCGCCTCTACCAGCGCGATGACATTGTTTGGGTTAGCCAGGGCGTAAAATTTCTCCGCCGCCGCACGGCCTTTCGAATACCGGGCGATAATGGCTAGCTCTTTGGCATCGATCGCTGCCGCTTTCAGGCTCTGCGCCAGTTCGGTGATATCAGTCATGCGGCACGCTCCGCCTTCTGCTTGTTGTATACGGCCCAGGTAAGGGCATCGAGTTTGCGCTGTCCGGCTTTGTCGAATAGGTGAATGCCGTTTTTGCAGGCATGCTCAGCCTTCACTTGCTCTTCCAGTTGAGCTAGTTGCTCATAGGTTAGCGTTGCCAGTTTCAGGCGGTTCCAGCCGAAGCTAGGGATTCGGTTTGTCATTCTGATGCTCCCTTGCGCAGCGAGTCTGCCAGCCACTGCAAATTCATGATCTGCACGCCGATATTGCTGAATTTGTTCTCCAGGTGTGCGATAGCCTTTCCTACTCCGCGAGCCTCGGCTTCGGCTACGATGCGATCGGTGGCGGGGGTTGGCTCGCAATACGACATAGCGCAATCTTTATCTCCGCCGTCCTCAATCCAATACCGCGCCAAGGTGTCTCGGTCTTCCTTCAGAGCCACATTCTCCGCAGCCAGCTGCTTAAACGTTTTCGCCAGGTTCAGGAACTTCTGCTCTCTGATCGACAGCTCGCCTGCGCTCTCCAGGGAGGCGATGAGCTCGTTTACTGCCTGTAGTGTGATAGTCATTTCCTTACTCCCGCCAGGCACTGGTTAAACAGGTTGGTCATTGGGTTTACGCCGCCAAGACGCTGGCGATAAAACTCCGGATCGCTTTCGGTGACAGCCGTCGTGTCAATCAGGGTGTAGCGAAAGCTGCGACATTCCCCTTCACGCTTAACCTGGCCGTCTTTGTTCAGCTGCCACAGGGAGGAATTGACCACTGAAGAGTCAAGGCCGGTACCGCGGCGGATATCCTGAAAGCTGCAGCCAGGATGCTGGCTGATGAAGTTAATAACGGCTTGTTTGCCCGAGTTCTTTTTCATCAAAATCCACCCCGCTTGGTTGGTTTTTCCTCTTTCTCGCGCCGGCGCTGACTGGCAGCCTCCTGATCGCAGTCATAAATCGCCCCGTGACGCTGCTCGCAATAGACAACACCTGTCTCACCATGCCGATTAAGGCGCAGGAGGAGCTCTGTGTCGCTCTGGTTTGCGCTCTCGTCGTAGGCGCCCTCCCGGTATATGGCCAGCCAGTAATCGCAGTCCTGTTCAATCTGCCCGGTGTCGCGGGAGTCGCTCGGCAAGGGGCGCTTATTCGTTCGTTTCTCAAGCTCACGGTTAAGCTGAGTCAGGAGAACGACGACGCAATCCAGCTCCTTAGCCAGGGTCTTGAGGCCTTTGGTGATCAGCCCGTAAGCCAGGTCATTACGCTCTGCCTTATCGGCAGTCATCAGCGTCAGGTAGTCAACGAGGATCATCCCGACCTTGCCGCGTTCTCGCTTGATGCGGCGTGACTCAGCCATGACGTGCGCCAGTGAAATACCGGGAGTGTCGTCAATCAGGAGGTTGTTGGTATCAATAAGGGCGCCCATAACGCCAGTAGCTTTTTTCAGGTCGCCATTCCAGTCTCCCTGATACCCGTAGTCGTCCTTCGTCATGTCCGGGTAAAACAGGTTTGGCGAGATCCGACTTTTCTGGGCGGTGATTTTCTCGACCATCTGTCCTTCCGGCATCTCCAGAGAAAACATGAGGGCCGGCTCGTTCTCGACCGTCGCGCAGTTGATCCCCATCTGGGTGTAGAGCGTGGTTTTACCCATCTTCGGGCGAGCGCCGATAACGAACAGGCTGCCACGCACAATGCGTTTCACACCGAGAAGCTCATCCAGAGAGCGGATCCCGGTCGACAACCCGCGGGAACGACCATCCGGCTTGAGTCTTTCGTCAAATTCCGCCGACCAGTCAGTGACAGCGTCATAGAAAGTGCGAAGCCCTGTCCGCCTGCCGGTTTTTACGTGCTCGGTTATCTCAGTGAACAGCCCCTGAATTGCGTCAAACTTCTGCTCTGCCGTCATCCCGTTGCGGGTGTACAGCAACTCAATCGCCTTCGTTGTTTTCTCGATGCCGTAACGCTCCATCTCCGTCTCACGAACGCGCATCGCGTAAGCCACGATGTTGGCCGCGCTTGGCGTGTTCTTCGACATTTCAGCCAGGTATGCAAAGCCCCCAACGGTCTCTGTCAGCCCCTTGCTATCGAGAGCATCAAACAGGGTCAGCAGATCAACCGGCTTATGGTCGCGGTACATCTGGCGCATTTCAGCAAAAATGACCTGATGAGGCCGCGCGTAGAACGATTCTGGCTTGAGAATCGAAAGTACCTTCTGAGTACGCTCGCTGTTGTCGTCGTCCAGCAGGAGCCCGCCCAGCACGCTCTGCTCTGCTTCGATGCTGTGCGGAGGGGTCATGAAATCAGAGGTCATCACAGGCCCCCTCGCGCGTTTTGGCGTAGACATCGACGTTCAGGAAGTATTCCAGCGACTTGCGGCGCCAAGTTTTCCCGGTGCGCTGATCAGGGCGATTCTCAAGCATCCAGCGGCAGTTACTGGCGATGTAGCTCAGGTAAGACTCCCAGTCAGCCAGGGTAAAGCTGTGGCCATCAAGCTGACGGGTAATTTTGTTGGCTTTCTGCCAGAACGAGCGGATCAGGTTGCGGCGCTTATCAGTAAGGACCCTGATGCCCTGCGCCTCCGGTAACACCTGGTGATAAACTTCGACAACCTGCTCACAGCTGAGAGACTGTTTTTTAGGTTCGGATTTTGGTGACGCTGATGCACTCTCTTCTACGTCAGTAGAAGAGATATTATTTAATATATTGTTTGTGGCACTTTGTTGGCACTCTGTTGGCACAACCTCGCCGGTACGCAGCGTGGTTACTGGGTTTGCGTTGGCACTTTGTTGGCATTCTGTTGGCACAAAAAATTGCTGATAATCGTCATATTTGGTGACGGTTAAGAGTGTAAATTTCTTGTTTGCCAGGGTGGTGATCATGCCCATTTTCGCGAACTTGTTCAGCAGATACTTAACCCTGTCAGGTGCTATTCCCGTGTCTTTCGACAGGGTATGTCGCCCGGTGATCACCTGACCGCGGGAAACCGGATACTCACCAAACTCTGTGGTTACCATCCCGTCAGCTGAATTCACCTCCATGATGAGATGGATCCACAGATGGACGGCTTCACTGTCGGTCTTGTAGAACGGCAGCTCTCTTACTTTACGGTGCAGGAATACCAACCCCTGCCCTGATGGCTGAGGTTTCTCCATGGGCTTCTGAGACCCTCTAAAATCGGATATGCGGAGAACGTTACTCACGGCCTTCCTCCTTCCGTTTCAGCTCTTCCAGGATGGCGCGCATCTTTTCGGCCACCACTGGATTTACCGAGCGAACAAAACGGTCACGAGTAACATTTTTGTGTGTTTGTGCCTGGTAAAATCTGTTGCTCTTAGGCATAATTACTCCTGTGAATTGATCCAGTTAATTCGCATCAGGCCTCAAAGTGTTTCGAGCACTTTGGGGCCATCTCTTTTCTAAGCAGGCTTGCCACTTCTTTCGCCAGTCGAGACATGTCGTCATCGACCACTCCCCATTCCAAGACCGCCAGTAACATTGCTATTTTCGGAATCCAGGTTTCCTTCCATTTACTGATGCTCGACTTTGTAAGACCCATGGCATTGGCCACATTGGTCGTCCCCTTCATTGCGATTTGGTTATGCAGCCATGACTCAATATTCCTGGCCTGGTGTTTGTTTCGTGCTGTTGAATTCTCCATCTGTGATACTTCCTCTGGTGTTGATTGAAATGGCCGCCGGTTAGGCGGCACTGGCTTTTGATGGTGGGAAAACGTCGTCAATGCTGACGCAAGCTCCGTATTTGTTGAGCGCAGCAACTATCTTTCGGCATTGCTCAATACTGAGATCCCGTTTCCCGTTTTCGTAATGGCAGATAGCGCCGGCCGTCAGATTAAGCTCCGTCGCTATCTGGCGCTGTGTAAGCCCTGCTCGACGTCTGATCTTGCTTAGATTGTTCATGTCGGGTCTCCTCCAAACAGTTTTAATATACATATTGTATTCTTTCCTCGCAAGGTAAATATACAAATTGTGACTCGAAGAAAGATATACAACTTGTATCATTTGGGTATGAGCATGAAATGGTATGACCTAGCAAAGTCCCTCATGAAAACGAAGGGCATAAACCAGGAAGAGCTGGCAGAACATCTCGGGATCACCAAAGGTGCCGTTAGTCATTGGCTTAACGCAAGGAGAGAGCCCAGCCTGGAGGACATAGCTAAAATCCTTCGCTTCCTCGGCAAGAATAATTTTTCTGTGGGTGCTGGCGGCATGATAATCGATGAAAACATCAAGGGTGATGTTGAGTACGTTGGGCCATATAAGCGCGGCAACGAGTATCCAGTGCTTAGTAGTGTTCAGGCTGGATCGTGGCGAGAAGCTATAGAACCTTATTCCATCAAAGATGTTGATTTGTGGCTTGAGTCCAATGCACATATCCAAGGGGAAGCGTTCTGGCTGCTTGTTGAAGGCGATTCCATGACTTCACCAGTCGGGCTTAGCATTCCCGAGGGTACCTACGTTTTGTTTGATACCGGCCGTGAGCCAGTAAATGGCAGCCTTGTGATCGCTAAGCTATCAGAATCAAACGAAGCGACATTCAAAAAGCTGATTATTGACGGGGGCCAGAAATACCTGAAGGGCCTCAATCCCCAATGGCCACTAGTCCCAGTTAATGGAAACTGCCGCATTATCGGTGTAGCCGTAGAAACCAAGCTTCGCCTTATCTAACCTCCAGCCGGCGCCATGACCGGCTGATCTCCTTTCCGTGACACACTTTTTACGCATTTCAATTCCACGCGCGCCTATTCGCCCTAACAATTTTCGTTGGCTCAAACTGCTAATGGAAAAATAAACCTTCATAAAATACAAAATGTTATCTGTCGCAGCAAAAATAAGTATACGTATTGTATTGCAAGTAATGAATACGTTTTGTATATTCAAGTCATCCAAACAACAACGTTGGCGCCGGTAATAGGTAACAACGCTCCGTTAGCCGCGATAAGGCAAAGGTGAAGAGATGATCCGCGAAGAAGACAAGCCTGCATGGCGTAATTTTTGGTTAAAGGTCGTTCCGTTTTTGGTTGCAGTCTTTCTTTTTAGCTTCGCATGCTGGGGTGGAAAATGAGCAAAGAAAACAATGGCGGCCCTGCATATCCAACGCAAGGGTACGAAGGTTTGACTGTTCGTGATTACTTTGCAGCAAAAGCGATGCAGGGCTGGCTGGCAAGTTATCCAGAGAGCGATCAGCACCCTGTAGCTACTCACCATGAAAACATGGTTGCTGAACTTTCTTACCTGATGGCTGATGCAATGCTGAAAGCGCGGGAGGAAGTATGAGCAAACAAGGCATTCGTTCACTGATTTACTGCCTGCTGATATGCGGCGTTATCTGGTCGGCTGTGGTTATCAAAATTCTGCACGCTACGGGGGTGTTCAATGGTTAGTCATCATTACGGGACACAGACCGTTAACCGCGGCGCCGTTCTTCCCGGGATGCTCGTTAAACATCGGGAAAGCACCTGGACAGCATCAGCAAATAAACGCGGCCGCCTCTACCTGCATCGCGGGATTGAGCGGACTTACACAACCGACTTGCTGGTTGAAGTTTATCTGAACGGGTTGGGACAAGGTCTCAGCCGGTAATCGAAACGAAGAATTTAACTGAGCTATCAGGCAGCCAATACGGTGCCGGGCGTTTCACAACCAAATTTCAGGGGAAACCATGAGCGAAATAATGGATTTAGTCGTCATCGAGAAAAAGAACGCGATGGCGGTTTTCACCAATAACGACCAACTCGATCCACTTATCGAAGCGATCGAAAAAGAGGCTCGCAGTCTGGTGCCGGACGTGACCACCAAAAAAGGCCGCGACGCCATCGCATCCATGGCTCATAAGGTCGCGCGCTCTAAAACCTACATCGACAACGCAGGTAAAGACCTTGTCGCTGAACTGAAGGCTCTGCCAAAGCAGATCGACGAGAGCCGCCGCGTTGTCCGTGAGCGCCTCGATGCGCTGAAAGATGAAGTGCGTCGCCCACTGACCGAATGGGAAGCCGAGCAGGAACGCATTAAGGCCGAAGAAGCCATGAACGCACTGCATGCCGAAGCACTGGCCATGAATGAAGAGTTCGATCGGCAGCTGGCTGCTCGTATTGAGTCTGACCATGAAATGGCTCTCCTGATGAATGACGCTTTCGACCGCGAACAGGCCGAGAAGAAAGCAGAAGCCGAACGCCAGCGCATTGCCCGCGAAGAAGAGATTAAGCGCCTGGCAGAAGAGAAAGCGAAGCGTGAAGCAGCAGAACAGGCGCAGCGTGAAATTGACGCCGCAGCCGCCAGAGAGCGCGAGGCGATTTTGGCAAAAGAGCGCGCAGAACGTGAACAGCGAGAAGCAGCTGAACGTGCGGAGCGTGAAAAGCAGGCCGCTGTGGAAGCTGAACGCCGCAAAGCACAGGAAGAAGCTGATCGCATCCGCCGAGAGGCAGAGCAACGCGAACAGGCCCGCCTGGCTGAGGAGAAACGTAAAGCCGATGAGCAGGCGCGCCGCGAAGCCGACGTTAAGCACCGCAAGGCTGTAGGCACTGAAATAGTCAAAGCTCTCCTGGCCAATACCAGCCTTACCCGCGATCAGGCTATCGAGGTGCTCACCGCGGTTAAAGACGGCTGCATTCCTCATACCGGTATCAGTTACTGAGGTGCTTATGAACATCAAATGTGAATGCACAGACATGCGCACATCTGTAGGCCCACATAACACATTAACCGTCGAGCTGGAAGACGTGGTGTTGTCGGGGACGGTTAACAGTCGTGAAGTCCTCATGCAACTGGATTGGGATGTGGTGATCGAATGTCTGGCGGAGCATGGCTACGTCATTACTCATCGGGAGAAAGCAGCATGAGCGCGGCGGAAAAATGGAATGACAACGAATTCATTCAGCTGATGAGCGATGCGATCGCCGAACGTGATTTCGACGATGACGAACCAGTAAACCTTTCTGCGGAACGGCAGAACCCGGTGATCAGCTGGGATGAATTCGCGGGGAATTTTCAATGACTGATAAAAAAGTATACGCCGCTATCAGCGCTGTGGCCGGAGAGCTGGCAGAGAAAGGCATCAGCAAGGCCAGAAAACAGGGAAGCCAGGTCAACTACGCATTCCGTGGGATCGATGACGTTTACAACGCTCTGGCCCCCGCCCTGGTGAAGCACAAGTTGCTGATCCTCCCGCGGTGTACTGAGCGGTCATGCTGTGAACGAACCAGCAAAAATGGTGGCGCGTTGTTTTATGTAACCGTCCGGGCTGAGTTCGATTTTGTCAGCACGGAGGACGGCAGCACTCATACCGTCGTCACCTACGGCGAGGCGATGGACAGCGGCGATAAAGCAACGAACAAAGCCATGTCGATTGCGTACAAATATGCAGCCTTTCAGGCGTTCTGCATCCCTACAGAAGAAACGACTGTGGACCCTGACTATGAGGCTCACCAGGTAAGGCCAGCAGACGCAGATCAGATTCTCGCTGATTTCACTGCTTACGCAGGCTCAGAGAACGATCCGAAGGCCCTCCAGGATAACTACGGAAAAGCATGGAACAGCCTTCATGGCTTCCCTGAGCATCAGACGAAATGCAGGGACGTTACCGGCATCCGCCTGAGAGAACTGAAACAAGCCGCAAGTGGTGGCAGCCATGAAAGTCACAGCTGAGTCAATCCTGTCCATCCTGCGCAAGGACGCGAGGAACAACATTACGGTATTTCATCGCTGGCAGACCGCAGCGGGCGCCCTTGGGCACAACGCAGGGATAACCCTGAATGTTCATGAACCTTATTACGCCGGGTGGGCGCCAGCGCTTGAGATGAAGGAAGTGTTCATCTCGGCGCCTGAACTGGAAATGGTTAAGCCATTCCTGGCCGTCGAGCGCTGGGGAAACGGGACGCTTGGCGGAGAAATTTACCGGATACCTCGGGAGGCACAATGAATAAGCAGAGCATCACACCAGAGCAATTCCGCGCCGTAGCCGGAACCATGCCTGCCTGTCGCGCAGCGGATGCGCTGGGGATTAGCCAGGCGAACTTCTACCGCCTGGCACAGAGCTATTCCATCAGCACAGCGTTTGTCTACAAGCCATGGAAGCCAGAAGAGAAGCAGATCGTCGCTGAAATGCGCGCTGCCGGCGAGTCGAATAAAAGCATCGCCATGAAGATGGGCCGCAGCGTTGCATCGGTATCCAGGACTTTAAGCCGCATGAGAAAGGCAGACACGAAAAGAGGTGCGCAATGAACCGCTACTCACTTATCTATGCCGATCCGGCCTGGTCTTACGGGAACACGATAAGCAACGGAGCCGCTGCCGATCACTACTCGACGATGCGACTCATCGACCTGAAGCGTCTGCCTGTGTGGGAGCTGGCTGCCGAAAACGCGGTGCTGGCGATGTGGTACACCGGCACCCATAACCAGGAGGCGATTGAGTTGGCCGAAGCCTGGGGCTTCACGGTTCGCACGATGAAAGGCTTCACCTGGGTGAAGTTGAATCAGCTGGCCGAACTGCGCATTACCAAGGCTCTGGCAGAGGGAGAGGTCAACGATTTTTACGACTTTCTCGACCTGCTGAATGCCGAGACGCGGATGAACGGCGGCAACCACACCCGCGCCAACACGGAAGACGTACTGATCGCCACCCGCGGCGCCGGGCTGGAGCGCAAGCACGCCGGCATTAAGCAGGTGGTCTACAGCCCACTCGGCGCGCACAGCGAGAAACCGTGGGAAGTTCGCCACCGCCTGGAGCTGCTCTACGGCGACGTGCCGCGGATTGAGCTTTTCAGCCGCAGCGCTGCGCCAGGCTGGAGCCACTGGGGCAACCAGTGCGCCACCGCTTCCGTTGAGCTGATACCAGGCTGCGCCATCGACGTTGTGAAGACGGAGGCAGCATGAGCAAAGGAACCATTATCTGCCTGTGCGATATCACTGGCGTCATGGCTGAGCCATGGATCGAAGCAGGTTATCGCGCCGTCCTGGTGGACCCGCAGCACTCTGAAACTTCGATCGACGGTCCCGTTGAGCGCATATCGGCAACCATCCTTGAGGCGATGCCGCGGCTATCTCAGATCATCCGCTCTGAGAACGTCGTCATCGTCATCGGCTTCCCACCATGCACGGACGTGGCTGTTTCCGGTTCCCGCTGGTTCGAGTCCAAGCGCGCCAAAGACCAGCATTTCCAGGCCAAAGCCGCGCTGGTCGCTGAGCAATGCAGGATGGTTGGCCTGGCGGCCGGCTGCCCGTGGGCATTCGAAAACCCGGTGAGCGTGTTCAGTAGCATCTTCGGCTCGGCCGATTACACGTTCCATCCCTACCAGTTCACTGGGCTGTGCGCGGATGACAACTACACGAAGCAGACATGCCTCTGGACGGGCAACGGCTTCAAAGCGCCGGCAGAGAACATGCACCCGATGGTTGAAGCGGCTATCGACGCCGTGAAGCTAGCCTGCGGCCGCATGATGCCGAAGAAAAAGGCGATCGAAGCCATATCCGGAACGTCCTTTGCCGGATTGGTGACTGACTGGTATCCGGACAACCGAATTCACGAATGTCCGCCCAGCGACGAGCGCGCCAACATTCGCAGCGCAACGCCTCTTGGATTTGCAAAGGCGGTTTTCCTTTCGAATGCACCCCTTCTCAACAAGAAGCGGGAGGCAGTATGACGCCAGAAGAAAAAGAAAACGCTCTCCGCGCCCAGGCTCGTCGCTGCGCAGAAGAGATAACCAAAGCGATGAGCGAAAAGCCTAAACCTAAGTGGAACGCTGTATGCCCCCCCATCCTTCGCAAGCACTACGAGAAGGTAAAGCCGATGGGTGTCAGCCTGGTGAAATTTGTCAGTGTTATTGGCCGCATGAATGGGCGGTATGGAGTGGAATCATGAAAGAACGCGGAATGATTTTTAACGGGGAGATGGTGCGGGCCATTCTCGACGGCCGGAAGACGCAGACCCGGCGGCCAGTGAAATTCCCTGTGCATGATAAAAACCTTGGGTGCGAACTGGCTGGCAATGAACTGGCCGGGGAGCTGTCGGCAGGGAACTATCTAAACAGCGCATTTGGCAAGCCAGGCGATCACATCTGGGTGCGTGAAACATGGGCAGATGCTGGAGCCAGCGCACCGGACCTCAAACTTTATCGTGCGAATTACCCTGAGCATGTTCCGTCGATTTATGAAAACGTGCCGCCGGCTAAAGAAATTCGCTGGACGCCATCCATTCACATGCCGCGCTGGGCCAGCCGCATTCTGCTGGAAATAACCGACGTGCGGGTTGAGCGGTTGAATGCTATCAGCGAGGAAGATGCCACCGCCGAAGGCGTTCCGCCTGCAGGGAGTTTGCTTCCTGATTACCCGGGAACATTCCTGACTCCGAAGGGTGATTTTGCAACGGCCAAGGTTGCATTCCAGCGCCTGTGGGAATCCATCTACGGCGAGGAAAGCTGGAATGCCAACGGTTGGGTTTGGGTTATCGAGTTCAAGCGCGTTGAAGGCGGTGCAGCATGAACAGAGCCTCTCCCGTTGATTTAAGAAAATGCCTTGAGGCCGCACATGGCCTCGCTCATATCGGCATCCGTTTTGTGCCAATCCCGGTAGCGACAGAGGAAGAGTTCCAGGCACTGTCTGCCGAGCTTTCACGAAAGCTTGAGCAGATGGCGGTTGAAGCGGAAAAAAGCGAAGGCGGTGCAGCATGAGCGCAGAAATCATCGATCAGGCCAACGAGCTGGCAGAGCGCCGGCTGGAAATGACCATCCAGAACATGCGTATCAACCACAACGCAGTTTCAGCTACTCACTGCTGCGACTGCGGTGAAGAGATACCTGAGCGGCGCCGGGAACTGGTGGCGGGCTGTCAGCGCTGCGCTGATTGTCAGGAAGAAGAGGAATTGCGCGGTAAACACCGGAGGCCGTGATGTTCAAACTAATTCAGAGAGGTCAGCTCTTTGCCGATTGTCACGGATGGCCGGTAATTATCGCCAGCAGCGACGACAAGACGGTTCGCTACTGGCGCCAGGGGCGGATCAACACCGCAAGCATAGCCCGCTTTAACAATGACTTCGAGCCGCTCTCTCACCAAGAGGCCCAGCAGATAAAGGCAGAGCTGGAGCAGAGCGAACACATTAAGAAACTGCGCGCCCAGCGGGCGGCGTAACCGGGAGGAAATATGGCGTCTGATAAACCGATAACAGCACAGCAGGCCGCCGATTTGCTCATCGTGTCGGCGCGGGTGATATACCGCCTGATTGAGTCTGGGGAGCTCGCCGGCCGCAAGGTCGGCAACAAGTACAGAACTACCGAGGCGGCGTGTATTGCATATTTGAAAACCCCGCGCGATCCTGTCATCGCGAACGCGGGTGAACATAAAGGAGAAGTTTTATGTCAATCACCCTCAGGGGCGGCGTGTGGCACTGTCATTTCTTTACGCCGTCAGGAAAAAGAGTTAGGCGATCTCTTGGCACGGGGGACAAAAAGCAGGCTCAGGAGCTCCACGACAAGCTGAAGGCGGAAGCGTGGCGGGTTGACCAGATCGGCGACCTGCCCGTCAGAACTTTTGAAGAATGCTGTATCCGGTGGCTGCGGGAGAAAGACCATAAGCGATCGCTGGATGATGACAAAACCAAAATTGAGTTTTGGCTGCAGCATTTTTCCGGTCGTGATGTCTCGAAGATAACGGCTGAGGAAGTCCACGAAGCTGTTAACGGGATGATCAACCGTAAGCACCTGCAGGTATGGGAGAGTAAGCGCGATGCCGCGGTGAGGAAGGGTAAGCCGGTTCCTGAGTACAAACCACGGCAGGTTTCTCAGGCGACGAAGGCGCAGCACCTTTCCTTCATTCGGTCCCTTCTCAGGGCCGCCGCGAATGACTGGGGCTGGATAAAAACAGCCCCTGTTATCAAAACCCGCAAGCCTATCAGTAAGCGGATACGGTGGCTGACCAGAGAAGAAGCTGAACGGTTGATCGAGTGCATGCCGGAGAGCATTAAGCCAGTGGTGATATTTGCACTGGCAACCGGCCTGCGCCGCTCAAACATCATCGGGCTTGAGTGGCAGCAGGTCGATATGCAGAGAAAGGTTGCATGGGTAAATCCGGAGAACGCAAAAGCGGGCAAGGCGATTGGCGTAGCTCTGAATGATACCGCATGCAGGGTATTAAGGGATCAGATAGGGAAGCACTCCCGGTGGGTGTTCGTTCACACCACGGCAAAACATCGCCCGGATGGAACGCTGACGCCCGCGGTGAGAAAAATGCGGGTGGATGATAATAACGCCTGGCGCGCCGGGTTGAAAAAGGCGGGGATCGAGGATTTCCGTTTTCACGACCTCCGGCACACCTGGGCGAGTTGGCTTATTCAGTCCGGCGTCCCGCTTTCTGTTTTACAGGAAATGGGAGGATGGGAGAGCATCGAGATGGTGCGCCGTTATGCTCACCTGGCGCCGAACCACCTGACCGAACACGCACGGAAAATTGACGCCATTTTTGGCGCTAGCGACACAAATACGACACAAGGAGGAAATCAGGCTGGTTTGAAACTTGCGTAAGTTATTGTTTCTTAATGGCACGCCCTACAGGATTCGAACCTGTGACCTACGGCTTAGAAGGGCGAAAATCCTTGATTTCCCTCGATTCCCATCGATTTCATTAAATCTCATCGCACTGTATTTAAATGGTTTTATTGTGTTGAATGATTTCATTCAGTCTCTTATCATTTCACCACAACTTGACCCGTAACCTGACCTTAAATCTATGGCTAGCACTCTTTTAACAGACAGCAAAATCAGAGGCCTGAAGCCTAAAAATTCCGCCTATTATACCTGGCAAGCAGCAGCCACCCGCGGTACCGGAAGACTCGGTGTGAAAACATATCCATCGGGAAGAAAAACATTCGTATATCGGTATTTCGTCAACGGTAAAGAGAAATTTATCAGTCTGGGTGACTTCCCTACCCTGGCCCTTGCCGATGCAACCGAGAAAGCCCGGACCGCAGCTGCCAGCGTATCAGAACCCGCTAAGGCCCTGGTAGAACACGCATCACTTAAAAAGCTGTTTGATGATTATATTGCAGACCAAAAGGCCAGAGGCAAGCGATCTTACGACAAAACACAAAACCGAATTAATCAGGTTCTGGCAAGCTCACATATCACCCCAGAGATGCCAGCTAAAGATGTAACTCCGGACCATATCAAACGCATACTTTCAGAATTTATTGCGAGGGATGCGCGCGCCGGCGCAAACAAAGTACGTTCGAACCTGCATGCCATTTTTAACTTTGGCCTGTTTGCAGATAACGACCCTGCGAACATCGATAAGAAAACAGTTTATGGTCTGGATCGCAACCCGGTGGCCGCGGTCCCATCGCAGCGCGGAGCAGATAAAGCCCTTGACCGATTTTTGTCATGGGATGAATTATCTGCGCTGCTGGCTGCCCTTTCCCGCCCAGCAGAAACAATCCCAATGCATCCCGATTTCGTTCAGCTGCTGTTGTGTTGTTTGCACACAGCAGGGCAGCGCCCGTGGGAGCTAATGACAAACACAAAAGATAACTGGGATAAGAAAGAAAAAACGTTGACGGTGCCTCCGCACATATCGAAAACGGGTGATTATCATGTCATTCCGTTGAGTGATTCAGCGACGCAGATCCTGAAGGTGATGGAAAAACGCTATCCCAAATCGGGGTTTCTTTTCCCAGCAGAAACAGCCGAGGGGCACCTTTTATCCGCCGAGTTCAGCAAGCAATTACGTAAATTCTGCGAACGGGAACCATTTAATAAATTCACGCCGAGAGACGTTCGACGCACATTTAAAACGCTCGCCGGCGCAATGGGTGTAAGCACAGAAATGCGCGACAGGTTGCAGAACCATAAAAGAGCCGGAGTATCGGCCAAGCACTATGACCGATACGACTACATCAAGGAGAAGCGCGAAATTATATCGCAATGGGAAGAAAAGTTACTTTCTCTCTGTTAATCAAACACCCCGCCCGATAGTGCTGGCGGGGAAATATTTATAAACGGTCTTCACCCCCACACCTATCACATCGGCTACCTGCTGCCGGGTTGCGCCCGTACCCAACATCCTGCGGCATCGCTCCACAACCTCAGTGGTCATTACCCGGCGGCGTCCGCCTACTCTCCCCTGCTCTCTCGCTGCGGCTAAACCGGCTCGGGTACGCTCGACGATCAGCTCGCGCTCCATTTCTGCCAGGGCGCTCATGACGTGGAAGAAAAAGCGGCCTGCTGGCGTACTGGTATCGATACTGTCAGTCAGACTGCGGAAATTCACCCCGCGCGCCTGTAGCTCCGACACGAGCGTAATCAGATCGCGTACGCTGCGGCCAAGCCGATCAAGCTTCCAGACCACCAGCACATCACCCGCTCGCAGCCGCCGCAGCGCTCGCTTTAACCCTGGCCGCCGGGCATTTTTCCCGCTGGCCATATCCTCAAAAACCAGCTCACATTCTGCGCGGATCAGCGCGTTTTTCTGTAAATCGAGGTTTTGATCCCCTGTAGAGACCCGTGCATAGCCAATCAGCAT